GATCTTATTGACATACTTCATGTTTACCTGCTTAGTTTGTAGAGTAGGTCGGATGCCCTGAACGGCATCCCTGACGGGTCCTTGATGTACGGGGGGATCCACGTCTCGGTACGCCCGTCAGCGAATGTGCCGCCGTGCGGTGCAGCCCTGGGGTGACCCCGGACAAGCCACGCGCACGTCCAGTCCACCTTGCGTGGCGGGCCGGTGTCACTCCGCTCGGATCGCCGGAGCTGCACCACGTGGACCTGCTGGAACTTCAGGTTCTGCGCACGCCTGCGCGTGCCACGGTCCACCTGTTCCGGGTCAGTGGAGACAATCTTCATCCCCATCAGGATCCACAGCATGTGGATCATGTGATGGTCAGGCAGCTCGGTGCGGATGTTATGCCCGACCGGGACCGTGTTCTGCCCCATCATGTGCAGCGGGCGAGGGTACACACCCGGGTCGTCGCAGTACCCCCACTTGCGGATACGCACACCCGGCGTGGCACTGTTCAGCATCGCGCCACCGAAGTTACCGATGCGTACAGGCAGCTCAGGGACCGCAGCCCACGAGAACGCGTGCATCAGCTGCGGCGGGCGGTCACCGTCATCGACTGACGGGCGGGGGATTGGCTTGTCCAGCCACGCGAACCCCCACGGTGCGGGCAGGTCACGCTGTTCCATCTGACCCAGGTTCGGCGTGTTCACCGTCAGGCCAGCGGCCACGTCGACCATCTCCGCTGTCACCTGGTATGTCGTCGCAGCGAACAGGTCCGTGGAGAACGAGTCAATCCATGGGTCCAGGTCCGACAGCCTCCGCGCCGGGTGGAGGTGACTAGCAGCCCAGGCCGGGTCTGTCTCAAGATCCTTATGTGCATACGCGGTCATGGTGCGGCGCAGCATCGGTTCCGGTTTAGTGAAAGACCGTTGCAGGTCCGCGTGCAGGTCCAGCACTTCACGTGCAGTCTTGTGCCGGACCTGCACCACCGTCTGACCCTCATACCGTGACGGCAGAAGATCGTCACTCACAATTTCTCTAGCCTCTTAACGTCGCGTTTGATGTTCTTGCACCGGGGCCACGTACATTTCGAGTAGGTGATCCTGACGATCCACCCGCCCATCTTCCGCATCTCCGAATGGTCGAACTTGTGCTGATGCTTGTGTTTCGGCTTCGGGTGCGGCGGCATTATCGTCGCCAGAAGAAAGCCAGGACCATGACGACCACGAAGATGATGATGGCCCACTTGGCGTCACTATTGGCCGAGTAACCGGTTTGGACCGCTTCATACATTGGCGTTGCTCCTTACTTGTGGATATTGAGGCTAGGCAGGTGTGCGCTGGTGTTCCCGAAAATCAGGATCATCAAGTGATGCCACCCGTCCACCCACAAGTTGTGGGCAACAAACGGGCTTATCAGCGCGATGAGCACGATGACGATCAGGATCCTCTTGATCAGCGTGCCAAGAGCTTGCATTTCATTCCTCCTCCCTGTTCAGGTTGTCGCGGCGGTCCGCCCATTCTCTGAGCCTGATGGCTACGTCCTGGTCTTCTTCACGGGGTGCACCGCAGCCCTCCTCGAGGTGTTCCACGATCGAGTAGGCCACAGCCACAACCTCGTCGTCCCAGGCTGTTTCCAGGTCCTCAGCGCAGCCACCGTGGCCGAGCGCTTCAAGGTCCAGCGCAAGGCGGTACCTCTCTGATTCCGACGATTCCCCCCTGTTCGCGGATTCCCCCCTGGTTGGAGATTCAGGCACTCGGGTCCTTCTTGCGTAGCACATCGGCGAGCTGCCGCAGGGCGGTCAGCTCCTGTTCTTCGGCGCTGCGCGACCAGTTACCCTCAACCTCAGCCTGCGCTGCATCCACAGCGGTCAGGGCCGCGGCGATTTCCGCTGGCCGGTTCATCTCACGTTGCATACCGGTGAGGACCATGCTGATCAGCGTCGCATTGGGCGCGATTTCCAGGGATTTACCCATGATCGCCATGGCACCGTAGATGCCGTACTCCACTGTCAGGCCGGTCAGCACACCGACCAGCTGGGAGAATTTATCGCTTGTCTCCGCGTACAGCTGGTCCAGCTCCGCCTCGACACCGGGAGGCAGGTCCGGTCCGTTCATATCAGGTTGCTCCTCACTGGTGCGTCTACAACGGGCCTGCTGAGGGTCCGGCCCGTATCGGGACCCGAGATGGGGTTCGTGATGATGTCACGGGCCATCTCCGCTGCTTCATCAGCTGTTTCAGCTACCATGTAGCAGACGAACTGGTCCATGACCTGACCGCCGACCTGAACGTCGACGTTCGTGTCACAGTTCTTGTGCTGCCCCTCGAACACCGCCGACACGTACAGGGTGTCCCCGGCCTGATTGATCAGGCCGGAGACGGTCCACGTGCTCATGGCTCCTTGATCACCTCATCATCCTCAGCGTTGTAGTCACAGTGGCGGCAGTCACCGTTCTCGTCCACGCTGTGACCGAGCCGGTTACAGCCGAATATGGGATGGTCCGGGTTGAAACGGAACACATCCGCCTGCTTCCACCTCATCAGTTCATCCCGGCGTCGATATCCCCTATAGGACCGTTGAACCGCTGGAGCTGCGCGATGCGCTCACCGGCGAGGGTGAGATCGATCGTGCTCACATCATGGTCGCCCCTGAGATCGATCAGGTCATCCGGGTTCAGCTCAACCGTCACGCGGTCGTTCTCGTGAGTGACGGTGACCTTCATCGTTACCTCTTCAGGCATTCTTGTTTTCCTCTCTTGCCTTGCGTGCTAGCTGGCAGATGAACGGGCCGCTCACACCGACCATCAGCCCCAGGTCGTTCAGGTTATGACCTGTCAGTGTCATCAGCAGCGCGACCTGCGCCCGGCGTGCGGAGAGGGCTTGTTCTTCCCGTCGCATTCCTGCGAGTTCCGCGGCCTGCTGACGCGCCATCTCGGTCCGGCGCGCCCGGTGTTTCAGCTTCAGCTCGTCCATCTCATCTGTGAGACCCAGGAACTGGGCGGCTAGCGTGTGGGCGTTCATGTGGTTTTCACCTTCTTCAGCAGCGGGAACAGGTCATCGCCCAGCTCATTTTCGACCTGCCACCATTTCGTTGTCTGCTTACGGATGTACTTGCCTTGCATCACCTGGTAATACTCGCGAGCCTGCGTGTCACCGGGTGCTTGCAGGGATATGACCCGCACTGACCAAGCGTTCCAGCGGTGCCAGTCGTCCCGCACTTCCTTAGGTACCGGACCTCGGTCTTTCACCTTGAACCCGCGTCGCCGTCCCCACACGCGTAGCGTCTCGTTGGAGGGGAACAGGCGGAACATGACCTGACCCGGGCGGGCAGGCGGTATGACACTGCCCTTCTCGCCGGGTATGTTGTGCCGGGCACGTTTCGGCCGGGCACGGCCACCAGCGGTGCTGGTGGCCGTGCTCAGCGTGGCAGGAACCTCGGTCATGGCGCTTCGTGACGACCGGGAACGGGTTCTTTACCGCCCGGAACCCAGTCCTCCACGCCACGCCGGAACGCAGCGGTCTCAGCTGCCTGGATTCCCCGCTCCTGGTGGAGCTGGTCCAGCGTCATCCTGCGCTGCGCGACTGCGGGGCGAACCTTGCGGAGCTGGTTCCTGACTCGCCGCATGGCCTCGTGTTCCTGGCGTGCCGACCCGTCCTCGATCAGGACCCGCGCGGTGTGCTGGAGTGAATTCCCCAGGTTCACCAGGGCCCGGCCTATGGCCAGGTCCGTGGCGAGCACATCGTCGCGTACGTCTTTCGGTTCGCGTTTCGCCGAACCAGTCGCCTGGTCCTGGATGATCTGCCCGCCGATGGTCTGCATGACCTCGGCGTGGGCGACGGTGGCATGCCGGTCGTTGATCACGAGCACGTTGACCATTAGTCTGTGCGGTGACCGGTGGATACGTTGTTTCTTCTTCACTTACTGGGTCTCCTCGGTTTCCGTGGGTGGTTCAGCACAATGACGCAGGTCGGTGAGATGATCTTCAACCGGTTCCGGTCATTGCCAGCGAGGAACAACGCCAGGTCCTCGGCGAGCGGGTGCAGTTTGATTATCTGCACAGGCCCGCTGAGCGCGGCGATCCTCTTCGCTTTCGCGTGTGACACACGTGACGCCACTACATATCCTTCCTGCTTGTCTCCTGGCAAGCAGAGCGGCCACATTCCCCCCACTGGCGGAAATCCGGGGAATGCGACCGCTCCTCCTGGCAGGAACCTTAGCGGTCCCGGTCCGGCTTGACATTCCGGTTCCGGTCCTTTGACCGGCGCTGGTCACGCTCGTACTGGCCGATGTTGTCCCACGACACCCCGGCGCAGCATGCCGTGACGATCGCTGCGATACAGATCGCGATCCCGATGACGAGGAACGCCGCGGTCAGCGCGTTGGAGAAGCTGTCACCGCTGTGTGCCAGCGCGGTGGAGGGTACAGCTGCGATGAATGCCCCGGCCAGGAACATACCGATGGTGACGGGCACCCACCGTTCGGGGATACCCCAGTCTCGCCTCTGCTGCGGCATCGGCGGCAGTGGCATACCGGACAGGGTGGAGTTGAGGATGCTCAGGCTGCGTGCTTCCATGAGCTGGGCGCGGAGCTGGTCCGCTTCGGCGCGGTTCTGGATGTACCCTTCCGCGAACAGGTAGTTCAGGTGGTCGAGGTATCGCTGACGGTCCGTATCGGACGCCCGCGTGACTTCACTTCCCATAGTTCTCCTTCTAGGTGAGGGAAGCTGCGAGCGCAGCGACCCGTGGGAGCTGCTGGTACATGGCGAGCTGAGCAGCGGGGAACCTCGACTGGATCGGTACGAGACCCTCCGTCAGTCCCGCTGCGGTACCGATCTTGTACACGGTGGGGAGGCCGTCGATGGTGTCACCTTCGTTGGATTTCGCGACGGACATGCCGCCCACCCTGACGATGAACTCTGCCGAGACCATGCAGGGCGCGGCACGGAACCCGGTTGCCATGATCACCAGGTCATACGCCAGCCCGTTGACCATCGCTGTGCCGCCCAGCGGGATCATGCTCCCGCGGACCGGGTACGGCCGGATAACCGACCTCTCGCTTTCGAGACTCTGAGGGAAATGCCGGGCTAGACCCGAGAACCGCGCATGGTAAAGCTGAGCCCACGTGTTCTTCGATACCGGCATCCGGTCGCCCCCGTACCAGTGGATCTCGTACGGTGGAGTGGCAGGTGCGTCGATGCCCTGCCCGAGCATGTACGCGGCGCATTGTGCTGCGGTGTCCCCGCCACCCACCAGCGCGATCCGCTTGTTGTGCAGCTCGCGGGGCGGTTTCACCATGAAGTCATACCCGGACATGACTGCCTTGCAGCCGCTGTAGTCGTTCCTGGGGATGAGTCCGCCAGCGAACAGGATCCGCTTCGCGGTTCCCAGGTTGGCCCCGTCTGCCCGGAGAACCTGACCGGAACGCCTGAAGATGATCCCGGTGACACCGGTGTACACCTCGGCGTACTCGGCTAGCGTCTTAGCGATGGTGTTACGCATGTCCGTCGAGTGCGGGTACTCGTACGCTCCCACATCACGTACCTGGTACTCCGAGTTGGGAATCCAGTTCAGGTCATCGATCCGCGACCCGGACATCACCCGGCTCGGCCCGGGTGAGCGGATCGATTCCAGACCCGCCCAGTTCTGCGAGTTCATCTCGAACCCGAGCAGCTGGGCGAACATCCCGCCCGTTGCGAGGTTCTGCTCGAACACGAGCGGTGGTGCGAACCCCGCGGCGCGGCGGGTTGCGCAGTAGGCTGCGGCTGCTGGCCCAGACCCGAGGATGACCTCTCGTCCCCGGACGCTGATGCTATCGGGCAGCGTGCGTGCCATGTTGTTCTCCTTCCGGTACTTTTTTCCTCTTCTGAGCAGAACGATGGGCATGGCCCCCTCCTTCTGCGTTGTATCGGCACTTGCCTCCTGGCAAGCAGAAGCCGCCCGCACCCATCGGGGCGCGGACGGCTTCCTCCTGGCAGGATGCTCAGGATGCGGGCACTTCCGGTGCCCTGCGCTGCGCCACGTTCTGCGGTGGCATCGCAGCAGCGGCCTTGGTCATCGCGTCAGCAGCGGCACGCCACACGGGTGCCTTGTACCCGTCCGCTGCGCGGGCGAATTCCAGTGACGAGATGACCTTCTCGTACGGGACACCAGCCCGGAGCGCGACCAGGACCGCGTCGATCAGCTGGTTCGCCGGTGCGGTATCGGGGTCGCGCTTCTTGGTTTCCTTCGGTTCTCCAGCAGCCATCGCTGGTTCCTCCTACTCGACTTGTTCTACCTTGATGACGGTGGACGTGATGATCTCACGTCCGGGGAATCTGGGATCCATCAGCGGATACCAGATGTACAGCGGGTAACCTTCACCCGCCAGGCCAACCTCTGCGAACACGCCCCTTTCTGTCACGGTCGGGCCGGACCAGGGTGTGGCCTCTGTCCGCTCCCAGGTTTTCGCGTCGTAGTCGACGCGGTACACAGACCCGGTGAGCGTCGTGACCTTGACGATCACGAGACCGAAGCTGGATCCGTTTCCGGGTCCTCGATCAGCGCGTCCAGGATGCGGATCAGCCGCAGCCGTTCCCGGATGGGACTGAACACGTACTTCGCCTGATCCGTGGTGAGCCCCATCCTGCCGCCCACCCACGTTTCCATCTGCTGCCACGTACCGTCCGGGAAGACGATCGTCGCACCGTCGATGAACGAACCCGGCGGTGCGGACAGAACCGCACCCCACCCGCAGGCACACGCGGTGCTGCCGCACATCGGCCACGCCGCTTCCATGTCGGACGGTTCCGCGTTCATCGGCTTGTCCGCGTACTGGCGGATCAGGTCGATGGGGATCTGCCCCCTGTGGCAGTTGATCTCGTCGGGGGTGAGCCAGTAGTTCCCGAGCCAGCGTTCCTGGTCGTGCCGGTCCGGGTTGTTCACCAGGATGTCCCGCACGCCAGCTATCAGGTCCCGCCCCTCAAGCACGGGCGCGACCGCTGCTGCGTGCGCGGTCTCAGTCATGGTGTCTCCCTTCTGCTTGTCTCTCTGGCAAGCGCAAAACCGCCCCCGCCCATCGTGCGGGCGGGGGCGGCATGCGCACGTCAGGATCCAGTGGTCAGGATCGTGATATTGCCGTGCTGGTCCCTGCTACCTGGCGCGCCGGGCGCGACCTCCGTCGGTGAAGCCGACCTGGTAGATCAGCTCCATCCCGAACCCGATCACGGCGATGGGCTCGTCGTTCTCCATCTGCTGACGGATGTACTCCCTCAGCTTGTCCTGGATCAGGTCCAGGAAGACGGGGACCGCTTCGGAGTCGAACGACTCCTCCGACGGGGGCATCGCCATGATGTCCTCGGGGCTGACCTCCGTGTCGGTGTCTGATGCCATGACTGGTTCTCCTTACTGCGCCGTGACGGCGCTGTTGTCGGGCTTCTTGGTGAAGTCGATCCGGTAGCCCTCTTCGCTGGACACCATGGTCCCCTTGGTGGCGAGGATGGCGTTAGCGGCGGCCTGCTGGATCTGCACGTCGATCGTGGTGAGGTCGTGATCGCCGTGGTGCGCGTTCTCCATGAGTTCCAGGTGGGACTTCATGCCGAGAGCAGCGTCGACCAGGTCCGCGGTGTGGATCTGGCTGGGCTTGCCCTCGTTCCTGCTGATGGAATACCGCACGGCCCGCTGAGCGGCCTCAGCAGCGAACGCGGGCAGGAACCCCTCGTACGCCGCTGCGACCTGGGTGAAGTTGATCTCCTCGGCGAGGTTCTCGCCGACGAGGACCTTGACGAGCCTTTCGTACCCGTCAGCGTCCAGGGAGCCGACCGGGATCACCGCGTCGAGCCTTCCCGGGCGGATGACGGACTTGTCGAGCTTCCCGGCGAAGTTCGACGTGAACCCGGCCATGACCTCGGCACCCTTGGCCTGGACCCCGTCGAGCAGGTCCAGGACCTTCGCGATGGCCTTGCGGCCCTCGACCTGGGAGATACCTGCGGAGGCGATCACGTCGAGGTCTTCGACCCAGACGACCGCCGGTGCGTACATCTTCGCCGTGTTCAGCGCTGCGAACGGGTCGTCACCGGCCCTGACGAGGATGAACGTCCACCCGTGCTGCTCCGCGATCTGCGCGGTGAGCAGGCCCGCGAGGGTCTTACCGGTCCCGTTCGGGCCTTCGAGCAGCACGGCGCGCTTCAGCGGCAGGTCCGCGTCACGCATCGCCTCGGTGTACTGCATCGGGGCCCACAGGTTCACCTTGAGCTGCTCCAGCACCTCGGGCCGGTAGATGACCTTCCGCGGGTCGATCCCGCTGGTGTCCACGAACTGCGGCTCCTCGGGGTGAGCGGTGATCGCCTTCCCCTTGTAGATCGAAGCGGTTTGCAGTTCGTCGGTGATGACACTGAAGAACCCGTCGATCCGGGCCTTGTGCTTCTTCGGCGCGGTCACGGAGATCTGGAACACGACCCCGTACTCGTCGCTCATGGTCGCGCCGAGGATGAACGACGCGTTCAGGAGCGAGAAGTTGACCTTCCCCCACGGGACTTGCAGGGTCTTGCCCCTGGGGCCGGCCGGGACGGACCTGTACTGCGGGGGCTGCTTACCGAAGATGCTGTACTGCGCCTTGCCGATGCCGGTGGTGCCGAACACCCGCTTCATTGCCCTGCTGAACGCAGCGGCTCCGTCTGCGGGCTTGAACGGGAACGTGCCGACGAACTCGTACTCCGCGTTCTGCTGCTCGTCCCATTCCTGGAGGAAATCGACAACCTCATCGATCTTCCCCTCCATCTGCTTCGGCAGGATGAACTGCGTCCCGTCGAACACGAGGCTGTCCTCGGTGACGTTCCTCTCACCGAGAGCATCCAGCTTTTCGAGCAGCGAAGCTGTGATCTTCTCCTGCTCCGTCATGGGACGGTTCGCCCGGGCCAGTGCCCGTTCGGCGGCGCGTTCCATCGACTTGTTACCGTTGGACCGTGTCCTGGTCGTAGCCACTTATGTGGCTCCCTTCGTTGGGTGCTTCTGCCTGCCTCTTGACAAGCGTAAACGCCCCGGGACCATGGGCCCCGGGGCGATGCGCATGACAGGATCCGGGTCATGCACCCTTGTTCGTGAGGTAATTGAAGCACTTCTTGCAGTACCCGCCGAGATTCAGCGCTCTTTTCTTTCCGCACCGTATACAGCGGTGCTTTTGCCTAGATCCCTTGCGTATCCCCATATCGGGTCCTCCTCGGCTTCCGCTTTCTTGCGTGTCTTGCGTTCGTCGTACAGGGCGTAGGCCACCGACGCGACCGACGCTATCGTGAATATGATGATGTAGATCATGCGGCTGCGTCCACGGCCAGGTGGTGACCTGCCGCGGCGCACGCACACGTCCATGTCCCTTCCGGGTTTTCCTTGGTGCGCCTGGTGTACCCAGCGCGAGTACCCGGGCAGTTATGACCGATGTCGTAGCACCGGTTCGGGTCACCGTCATGACCGGGGCCGCAGAAACCGCACGGTAGCGGTGGCGGTGGTGGTTCATCCGCTTTCTTCACGATCCCGCCTCCTTCCTTCGGGGGATGCCGGGAGGGATCTCAGCGCACGCGGATGACTTCTGTCAGCTCCCATCCGTGCGGGTGTACCTCTTGACAGGCTTTCCACGCCGCGTGCTCGCTGGATTGCGCCCGCACCCATACCGTACGGTCGACTGGGCCTGAGTCGTTGTCACCAAGCTGCTCGTACAGGACCTTGTACAGGCCCATGTCAGCCGGGGGGATGCTGGCGACACCCATCACACACCAGCAGGGTTCAGCTTGGCTGACACCTTCCCGACCAGAACCGTGCCCTGGTTGAGGTGCCGCGTGGCGGACGTGAAGTCGTCGGACTGCATGTCGGTGCCGGCCGCTGCGTACTGCCGCATCGCAGCGGAATACTCGGCTGTGCCGATCGGTGGCGGGGTGCCGGCCGCTGCGTTCGCGTCGCGTGTCAGCTGAGCACCATCCTGCTCGACCGCTGCGACATCCTGCGCGGACGCGTCCTGGCTGACGTTCGACACGTCAGTCTTCACGGCCAGCAGGTTGTCATACCCGGGACCTGTGATCCACGTCAGCACCGAACCAGACCCGGTTGCAGCTTCTGGCGTGTTCGTGGTAGCCACGGCAGACGGCGTGTTACGCGGTGCCGGTGCCGTGGCCGCCTTGTGTCCGCCACCAGCCGCGAGGCTGATAGCGGTGATGCCGATGGCCACCACGACGGTACCGCCGATGATGTTACGCGGCCTGTACCAGTGATGCACGGGCTGTACTACTGGCAGCCCGTCCGGGCTGGTGGTGGCTGGATCCCCTTCCTGGGGGTGCTGGCGGTGGTATTCGTCGCAGGCCGGGCACTGACCCGGCGGCTTGATGTCCCGCGTCATGTGGTTGTGCTGTGGGCGCGGCTGCTCTGGTGGTTGCATGATTCCTCCTCATGTTTTTGTGCGTTGCCTTCCCTGGCAAGCGGGCCGTGCAGCACCATGCTGGGTGCTGCACCGCCCCCACGGCAGGGTCAGGTCCCGACGTACAGGTGGTGGGGCAGGATGTTCAGCGTGTACGTGTCGAAGAACGCATCCATGGACCCGGCGAGAGCACCGCAGTGCCAGTAGATGTGAGCTGCGAGGATCTCCCACACGGAACCGCCGGTGGTCAGCGTAGCGGGCACACCCCGAGGTGGCGGTGCGTCCCACTGGTCGAATCGGCTGAGGACCGTCAGGGCCTTGACGACCGCCTGACGGAACCGCAGCAGCAGCTCCTGCTTCCCGTAGTTCTCCCGCTCTACTGCCACCGCCTTGCTGAGCGGACCCGGGGCGGTGACAGAGGTCTCGTTGAATACGCGGTGGAAACCCTCGTCCAGCAATAGCGCACCGTCATCGAACCACGATGAGAACAGGTCAGCCACGCACGCGAGGTGCCCGACGGTCCAGGCTGCTGAGAACCCGTCCTGGTTCTCACGGAAGAACAAGCTGTCGGGCAGCGGTTCCATGGCGAGAATCAGCGTCTCACCGCTTCGCATGATCTGGCGGGTGACCAGATCGTTGGGTGTGGTCATGATGATCTCCTATCCTGTGCATCTGACATGGCAGCCACGGTTGTGGTTGCCGCAGTGCTTACCCGCGCGGCACTTGAAATGCCACCACGTCTTGTATTCGCAGCGGCACGAACAGGACCGCAGCCTGCACCGCCGGTCGGCTGGCATCAGGTCCCCTTATCTGGCGGGGTCCAGCCGGGTGGCATCAGGAACGCCTGCCACGTGTCGTTACGTGACTTCTTCCCCCACCTCGCCATCCGCGTGTACACGAAGATCCCCTCGATGCCGTTACGTTCAGCGGCTATCTCAACGTGGACCATGTACCCTTCGAGCTGGGTGAGCTGGTCAAGCGGGAACGATACGATGAACGTGCCCTTGCGGGCCTCCACCGGGTCAATAGGTCCTATCATTGCCCTGCCTTCTCAATGTGGTGCTGACATGCAACAGCGCCACCCACACTACGGGTGCGGGTGGCGCTGCAACAGGTCATACCTCGTGCTGGTCGGTGGTGAACTCCGCGTACACCTTCGCCGCGAACTCCATCACCGCGGGTATGGCGTCTTCGGGGGAACAGTCGTGCGCCTCGATCAGGTCCTTCACGAGGATCCGCGTGACGATCTCCACGAATCGCTCCAGGGAGCCTGCCTGCTCGACGGTGTACGCCAGCGCATCCCTGTACGCCTCGGGGGACATGAACGCAGCGGGCGGGTCGTCGTACGACAGGTGCCGCAGTTCACCGCCACCTTCGCCCAGCTGGACCATGAACCCGAAAGCCCTGGGTCCTCCCTCCGCACCGGGCAGTTCCTGCTGCTGACCGGGCCACGGCTCGAACTGGTGCGTACGCACCACGTTGCCGTCCTTGTCGAGCTTGATGAACGTTGACGGGATCCGCTGCTCGGGTTCGTCAGACATGGTGGTGCTCCTTCTAGGGTGTGTAGATTACTTCGATGATCCCGGCGGGCTGGTTTTCCGTCGAGACGTGGCCGAGTTCCCGCCACCCGAGGTGCGTGGTGCGACGGTACACCTTGCCGTCCGCAGCTACCCCGATGGTGCCGGGCTTGTAGACCTGGCGGTGTTCCCGCATGTCCTTGATCAGGCGGTCGGGGGGGACCACGCCGATGCGGTTGTAGCTGGCCCTGATCTCACCGTAGGTGAACATCTCGGCTTCCTGCTTGAGCTGCTCGTCCACGTGCCGCATGACCGCGTCGGCCATGTCGAACGTGTACCGGTACGGGAACGTGATTTCCCCCGTGAATGCTGTCTCCTTGACTAGCGCCGCGAGAGCGTCACGGAGCTGGTTGCGGCTGATGAGCCTGTCACCACCGGGTGTGGACCGTACTTCGTCCATGATTCCTTCCTTTCCTGGTGCTGGTGCTGGGGTGCGGCCCCGGGCTGGGACGGCCTGGTGGCACCCGGGGCCGCACGTCTTAGGGTTACTCGGTGAGGTTGGTTATCTTCTCTGCCATGATGACTGAGTACACCGCGTAGATGACCGCGACGACAGCAGCAATGATCCAGCTCTCGTCTATGCAGTAGCCGAGGAACAAGCCGAAACCTGTCATCCCCGTACAGGCCGCGTGACCCCCCACCTGGAGGTGGCGCCACGTGCGGAGCGCACCTGTCGTGGTGTTCCTCGCACGGACCGGCCATGTGTGGTTCTCTGAGCTGGACATGGTTACCTCTTGTTCTTGTACCGCTTCCAGCATTTACCGCACAGGCCGCGGTGCAGGTCCAGCCACAGCTGGCCACATTTCGCCTGGCAGTTGTGACATTTCCCGCGTAGCCCTAGCATGCCCATCGCTAACCTCCTATCCTCTGTTTAGGGTGCTCACACAGTGCCCGGTGGGGGCGCATCAGGTTGCCGGTGCGGAACTGCACCCACGAATACCTGCACCGCCAGCACCACAGGATCGTCATGACACGCCCATCCACGTGAGCATGTCGAGCAGGCCCGTGAGCCTGTCTGATGCTTCGGACACCGAACCGGACGGGTGCGGGCTGAAATCACCCAGCAGGGCTGCTTCGGTGATGACGCGCAGGTCCTCCCTGGCCTGGTGGATCATGACCGTCCACGCCACAGGTATCGTGCCCTCCGGTGGTCCACCCTCTTCGAGGGCGGTCAGGAGTTTCAGCTCGTTGCTCGCAGCGTTCACCTCCTGGGCCCGTTGCAGGCGGCCCTCGCGGCGGGTGGAGTCCAGCAGGTGCTTGCGTATGCTGCGGACCCTCTCTTCACGTTCCTTCGCGGATAGCATCAGCTACGCTTTCCGTATCGCGATGGCTTCCGGCGTTTCCACCGGGATAACGATCCACCCGCGGCCCTGCATCGGACCGCTGCGGTAGCCCGCTTTCGCGAACGCACCAGCGGCTTCCTTTGACGCGAACCCGCCTTCCGGTGCGATAGCCTCCCAGCGTGGCGGCTGGGCCATCTTGTCAGGCTTGTACACAATCACGTACATGTCTGTACCTCCTTCCTGGTGTGGTGCAGGGCGATGCGCCTAGTTTGGCTCGATGTCGTTTACTGGCGTATGCACAAGATGCACATTCTTGGTTATCCTGCCAGCGGACCCTGCGGTATGCGTGTGTTGCGGCATACCGGGAGCCGCCCATCCTCGTTTCACGTCACACCGGAGGTGGGACAGGATGGGCGGCTCCCCGCTTGCCGCAGCGAAGTTACGGGAGTGGCAGCGCCATGCGCACCAGGAATACCAGCATGACCACCACGTAGGGTGCGACGAACATCACCGTAGCGGCGACGACAATACGGGCGAGCACCGGCAGCACCCAGTCCCACGCGCTGACCTGGTACACCGGTTGCGGTTCAGGGATCCGGGCTACGCACTGCTCGATCAGGTCGAGCATCGCTGCCACAGTCGGCGTGACCAGATTCTCCATCGTGTCCAGGTCACCCGTCCCGGCCGCTACCGCGTCCCGGGCGGTCGTGTAGGCACGGAACTGCTCCGACAGGGCTGAGAGCGGCACACCGGTATCGGTGGAGATCTGCGTGATATGCAGGAACAATTCCTCGTCAGCCATGACATCTTCCAGTTCCATCACTTCACCTCCTGTCCTGTCACGCGGAATGCGACGTACCGGTCGTTGATCCTGACGGCGGTCGGGGTGAGCCCCTTGTTGTACGCGGCCTGCCGCAGGGAATTCGCCAGCTGCCGCGATGTGACTACGTTGTAGTCCAGGCGGTCCACCTTGTACGGCCTGCCGTCCAGCAGGTGATCATATTTCCCGGGGCCGCCCCGGGAGCCGCCACGCTTGGGCGTGAACACCGACATGTCAGTTATGACCTCATCCATTTCAGCCTCCTCTCATGGTCTGCTACTGAGATGCCAGTAGCCGCATTCAGCCGGGTACGCCCGGCGCGGGTGGTAGTCCTTGTCAGGCCCGGACACGTTCGTCGCGTACCCGGCCAGCGCGTTGATCGCTGCCTTACGGGTGCGGAACATCTCCTTGCCATGCGGTTCGCAGCGTGGCCGCGCATGCCTGTTGCCACGCGGCCTCCTGTTACGGTGCGGCATCTGGTACCGCCTCGCAGTCACGGTGTATGTTGGCCCACTCGACCAGTTCCGCCAGGTCGGCCACATGGTCAGCGACTCCGGCACCATACTCCGCGATGTGACCCACCGGGCAGGTGATACGCACCTGCTCGACGTATTCCAGCATCTCGTCATTCCATCCGGCGACGTGGAATTTGTCACGCTGGACCGGCTGGTACATGATCATCACCTCATTTCTTCCTGCGTGGGTCCTTCTTCTTCTCTGGACCCCAGTACCACTTCCTGCGTGGTTCCTTCGGGTACTCCTTGCCGTGCTTCGGGCTTGGCGTACCCTTCTTCACACCGCCCCTGCCTTTCAGGGGTCCGCGCTGTTTGGCTTCCAGCTTTTCCTTACGGTGCTTCCCGTCGTCAGGGCAGATGTACTTCCACCCGCGCCCGCGCTTGAACGCGGACATCTTCTTACCGCACCCCTTCTCGGGGCAGAACTTGACGGGTGCCTGCTCAGGAGGCTTTTTCGACATGATTCTTCTTCCGGATCGTCATGTTGTTCCGTGCAAAATCATCCGACGCGGCCACATACATGATGCCCGTGTATGACGTGACGTTCGCGTGGACCAGATCCTCGCTGAACCAGCCACAACCATTAGATTCCGTGGTCCACACACACCCGTCGCGCCACTCGGTGACACGAAACTGCTCCATGTACACCTCATACACCGGAATGCTCCTTATCCCACGTGATCAGCGCGCGGGGGTCACCGACAGGACCGCACCGCAGGCAGTACCACAACTGGCCGGGCTGACGCCTGCGCCTGCGGTGCGGGTGACCGCCCCGGCACGTGCCCACCAGGGGCTTCTTGATTTCCTTCTCGCCAGCTTCCCCCCACAACCGGGTGGGCCTGGCACCGAGGATGCGGCACCAGCCCCGCCAGGTCGTGTCGTGCCCGTGGTCGGGGCACATGATGTGGGCGATCTCATGCAGGATCGTGTCACGCGCCTGCCCCGGGGTCCACAGTGACATCAGCGGCCCGGACAGCGTGAGCGTACCAGGCTCACCGTCCCACACACCGTCGTCGTTCTTGGTGTACCTGACGGAAGCGGACAGGTCCCTGGCACCGCCGATGCGGAGTCTCCAGTCTGACACGCCATGCTCCGCCATAAGTTCCATGCACAGACGCCACGCGTACTCGATGTTGTACGCGTCACCTCCCGCCTCGGTGGCCCATTTCTGCCACTGAGGTGAGATGTACACGTTGGGGTCCTGGCGGGGGTCAAGCATCACGCACCACCTGGTCCAGCGCGGCGGCCAGGATCGGCTGCCGCTCTTTCAGCAGGTCACGCACGTACCGGCAGTTCTCATCCGAGTACCGCCGACGGATACCCTCCGAAACTTCGAGGAGTGTCCGCGCCTGCTCGCGGCGGTCCGGCATCTCATGCCGGTACAGGATCCACCAGCCGAACGGGTTCCCGACCACGGTAATCATCGGGACTGCCTCTCCGCTGCCAGGTCCCGGAGCAGTTCCGCCTCGGTGACCAGCAGGCCGTGTGCGATGTAATGCTCGTCTTCCAGGTCACCGACCGTCTTGTCCTCCACCCACCGGGCGTACCGCTCGGGGTGCTTCTCGGCCACGTGCACAGCCAGCGGTGCGTTCACCTCGGGACTGTGCGGCTTGTACGCGTACGACTCGACGTGTGCCAGCCTGGATTCCAGGTCCTCATTCATCGTTGCCTCCTCTCACGTGTTGCTCGGTGGTCTCGCACGATGCGGCAGACCGCAGGCCACCCCAGCCCCCGCAGGTTGGGGTGGCCCACCGCGTGCCGCAGCGGTATTACCTGTCGCCGGCCGCCCAGGATTCCAGGGAGAACATCCACCCGCGCCTGTTGCGTGGCCTGCGGCTGATCCACGCTTTCATGCCGTCCAGCTCGGTGATGAACTGCTCGTAGCTGATCACCGCGTCGGGACCGGGGAACACCTGTGGCTTCTCATGCGTGGTCGGGTGCGTGGTGCACATCCGGGAACCGTCGAACATCCCGGAACCACCACCATCGCAGCGTTCCACCATGTGCCACGCGACGATGCCCAGCGGGCCGTCCGGGGTCCCCTCGAACGAGTGGTCCACCTCGGTGACCACACCGGGACGCAGATCATAGTCCCACACCAGCAGGCCCACCGTGATCTCGACACCATCAGCGGTGTACCGCCCGTTGATCGGCGGCAGGCAATCCCCGTGACCGTTCAGGACCTGCTTCTCAGGGTTCGCCCTGCATTCCTCGCAGGACCTTCGCCATGGCTGCCGCTCCGGCAGCCACCGCTCTGTGGTGCTCATGGCCTGTCCTTCCTCATGATTCCGTCTGCGCAGTCACGGCAGACACGCACGTCGGTGGCCTGGTTCATGTCGGTCCGGACCTGATGCGTCACGGGTGAACCGCACCGGCACATCAGCTCCGCGTCGACCAGGACATTGGTGAACATGATGTTCTGCCTGAGTCGCTGGTCATGGGTCTGCCCGACCCGCTCCATCGGGGGTCCTATGTGCTGGCCGCCGTACCAGAGCCGGGATGTGGTCATGACGGCCACCTGAACAGGCGGAACCTGGTGCTGTTAACAGCGCACACCCAGTCGCTCCCGTCGTTGCGGATGACATCACCGGGGACCACGATCTCCCCGGTGGCCGGGTCGGTGCATTCTGGCACCGGCCTGGTCACCGTGTAGTTGTACGATGCCTCATGCCCGGCCGGGTTACCGGCCAGGACTCCCGCACCGGGACCTGCCATGGTCCAGGCGGCAGCCGCTATCGCTGCGGCCGGGACTATTGCCAGCATCATGTCTCCTCCTTCTTCTGTTGAACTGGTCCACCGCTATCTGCGGTGTGAGCCACGATGACAGCAGCCATATGAGCGTGAACGCCCACGTCACTGCTCGCGCCGGGTCATCAGCGTGCCACGCATAATGTGGTCACCCTGGACGTGCTCGGTCACTGCCATGGAGATCCACACGCGCACGTCATGCCAGATCACGCGGTGGAATTCCCTGCCGTTGAACCAGACCTTTATCACGGTCCTCTTGTCCTTCACCGTCTCCACCTCCTCTGTGTGTCGTCCGGGGTCTGCCGCCACGGCAGACCGCAGAACACCGGCACCACCTTGAGGTGGTGCCGGTGTCCCGCCGCGTGCCGGGTGACGCTAGTTTCAGGTGTTTCTGGTCACCTCACGTTGACGTAGTTGAGGTGGTTCCACCGCTGGGCGAACTCGCCCTGCTCGGTGTCGGCGTTCCCTGGTGCCAGGGAGTCCACGCTGCCGAACGACCACTTGCCGTCAGCAGGGAACCGGATCGTCACGGTCCACTTGCCGTGGGGCGGCACGATCACGTTCCGGTCGCCCCACGCGTACAGGTGCCCGTGGTAGAGGTTGATGCCGGGGTCCCACTCGCCGTAGCTGGTCTCGTTGGTCACGGTGAACCTGTACGTGTCGTCTCGCACGTAGCTGACTGCCACCATGTCGACCGGGGGTGGCGGGCTGATGAACATCATGATCCGGGGTCCTTCCTGTGAGGGTATGACCTGCCCATACGGCAGACCGCGGGACACCCGCACCGCTCAACGCGAGTAGTGCGTGCGGGTGCCCCGCCGCGTGCCGCCCGGGGTGCTATGTGCTGACATCCGCACCGCGCGGTACGATCATCGCGGGGTCTATCGTGTGCTGTACATGTCCCACCGGTACCAGTCGCGGCAGATACCGGTGATGTGACCGCGCACGGGCTGACCCTGGTATGTGTGCACCACGATCGTCGGGACGATCCTGGTGGACACGATGTGGAACGCGCCGTTGAACCACACGTACCTGACTTGCGGCGCGACCGCCATGTGGACCACCAGCTCGGGGTCGCCCTGGACTACGCCATCGTCGCGCAGGTGAGTCACCGTCGGTGGCCCGTCATATACCGGGTCGAACGGGTCCCACGCGGGGTCACTGAAACTCATGACTGTACCTCCTGTGTCTGGGTTCTGCGTGCCAGTTCGGTGGTGATCATGCCCAGCAGGATCTTCACGTCGGCCCGCTGCTCGGGGTCCGTGTACACGGCGTACTCGGGCTTCAGCATGTACGTGAGCTGCTGGTGCTCCCGGTGGAGCATGGCCACGTCCACGGTCCGCAGCCTGGCCCTGATGGCGCGGCGTCTCAGCGCCGCGTGACGCACCCGGTTGGCTACCACGATCCACCCTGCGTCCGCCCTGGCGTAGTCACGCTGGAGCTGCTCACGTGCCCTGCGGACCGTCGCACGGTACTTATCCCGTGCGTCCGCCCTGGCCACGCGGCGTTCCAGCGCGGCGTAATCTAGTGTCTTGTCCATGTCACACCAGCCATTCAACGAGCGAACGGACCGCTGCCCGCCTGGCTTCCGGTGTGGTGGCCGCGTCCAGCGCGGCCATGAGCTGGTCGGTGTACCCGTCCACCTCTTCTTCGTGGATCTGCTCCAGGCTTTTCACCTTGGCCGCCATCACGCACGCCCCCAGCCCAGGATGTGATACCGGAACCCGTGACCCTTGCACTTACAGATCGCCTGGTGCAGCCGGGGGTTCTTCCGGGAGCTGATGTAGTGACGCACCCGCATTTTCACAGGACTTCACCGGTGTCCTGCCACGCCCACACGCTGCCAGCGTAGGTGCGTGCGACGGGGGTTCCGTCAGCGAGCCTGCCGGTGAACGTGACGCCGCTGCCGTCAATCTCCCAGCCGTCACCCCACCGGGACAGGTGCTCGGTCCACGTGGCCTGCCCCACAACCGGGACCCACGCGTACCTGTGTTTCACCGGGAAGCACCCGGCCCGCTCGGCCACTGTCGTGACGATGCGCAGCATCGCGCTGCGGATCTCACGTCGGCTGTCCAGCCTGGACTCCAGCACCAGCCAGCCGTGCAGCTCCTGGTACCGCGCCACCAGTTCCTCGGTGGTCATGCTCGGGAAATCCATGGGTAATCACTCCTTCCGTCCTGCTAATCGGGACTGTGCGCACCTACGTACACACACCAAAACGGCCACGCCCGCACCCCCTCTCGGGGGTGCGGTGTGGCCGCATGGTGGAGGAACGTCGGTGTTCCTGCCGGGGTGCTACTTGGAGGACTTGGCGGTCTCGGCCGGCTTGTTCTCCTGCGTGGCCGCGTGCGGCGCGTACCATGCGCCCATCTCGTGGCGCTTGCCGTCCTGCGCACCCGCCATGGAGATGCTCGGCGTGTTGGACAGGCCCACCAGCATGGGGACCAGCTGCGTCTCCATGCGCACCAGCGCCTGCGCGGGGTCCTCGCGGTAGGACTCCACCCAGTTCTGGACCACGGCACCAGCAGCCGCGTACAGCGCCTGCGTGGCGTTCCGCTCGGTGACGCCATCGGGCATCGTCCCACGCGCGTTGGTCCGCTTCCGGTCCTCCTTGGCCTTGTTCGCCTTGGCGACCCGCTCGTCGTCCTTGGCCTTGAGCGCCAGGAGCTGCTTGAGCAGCTCACCGTCCAGCGTGGCGGTGGTGCCGTCAGCGGTGGTGATGGTCTGCGCGGTGTTCTCGGACATGATTCCTCCTGAGAGGCTTACTGCCGCACCTCGGTATCACTGTGGGATACCTAGCTAGGTGCGGCGCTGACAATCCTGATGATTGGCCAGCATCCCCGCACCCATACCGGACGGTATGGGTGCCGGGAAACAGGTAGATCATCACAGCTCAGCCACGGGCACGTCGGTGTTGCACTGGTCACAGTGCATGTAGTCCACGTCGGGTTGCGCGAACACGCCCGGGTGCATGCACCCGTGATCCTGCGTGGCCCTGAGTAGCGCGTTGCGCCACTCCTGGACCTGAACCCACGCGCCCGCCAGGGAAACGCTGGTGCTGTACTGCTCCAGCCACGTGAGCATGTCCACGATCACGTCAGCGACTGTCGTGTCGTCCTCCACGTCAGCCACCGGGATACGCGGGTTGTTCTTGTTACGCTCCCAGTACGCCCGGGACTCCTCATGCTGGTGCGCGATCTCAGCGTTGAACAGGTCAATCGCGCGTGTTGCGTCGGTCATAACTCCTCCTTCCGTTCGGTGTTCCGTTGCCGTACCTCTTGTGATACGCCACCATGGCGAGCACCCCTGCCGGGGTGCCACCATGACTGGAATGTCACTCACCTGCTGAACAGCCACCGTGCGAACAGGACTATCGCCAGGACAACCACGGCGTACCCTGCCACGATCAGCCACGCCACCTGGTCGGGAGTCACGTCACACGCACCACGATGCGTAGCGTCCCAGCGTGCCGTCACCCATGACGTACACCAGGTCGAACTCACGGAGCCGCTTGGGTGCCACCCGGTTAACCTCACGTAGCTCGGCCACGGCCTGCTCGTAATCCATGCGCATATCCGGTATCTCTTCCACGTCACACTCAGACGTGTAACGCACGATCGCTACTTGCATCGCTGGTCCTCTCACCACTCGATAATGTTGGCTGGCCGACCGTACCCGGCGGGTACAACCGTCAGCAACGTGTCACATGCTGCGTGGCGGGTACGCAGGGCGAACCTGCCCTTGACCGTGCCACGTAGCGGGTAGGGTGCGCGTGAGACCATATGCTCAATCTCCACGCGTCGCGCCCACCATTTATCCAGCTTGTCAGGCTTGTTATCCACGCTCCACGCAGCGGTGTCACGGGACACGCGGACCTGTGTTTCAAGCTGGTCGCTGATCTCGTCAGGCGTAGCCTTACGGTAGTCACCGATGCTATGGTCCCAGACCACCCGGTACGGGAACACCCGAGTATCGTCATCAGCGGGCACCGTGTTGTCTGCCACGCTGTACCGTGGCACGGTGAACCCGCCAGACTCCACGCTGTACGCCACCACCGACTCACTCATGATCGGCGCACCTCCACACACAGGATCACCAGCGCGTCACCCGTGGAATCACGGCCGACCCACTGGCAGTCAGGGCACCCGTACGCATGATCGCGTTCGCTGCGTGCCAGATGACGCAGCGAACGCTTACGGGCAGGCATCACGGGAGTCACCGTGCCGGTATCCAGCACTGTGCACGCGCGTACCATTCCAGGTTCCGCGTGCCAAACAGACCGATAGCGCGTGTCCACGCTGCCGATATGTGGTGATGCTGGCAGCTACCTAGCGTCGCGTTGCAACGCGGACACGTTGGGACGGCAGGCAATGACGCCACAAACGGGACGTATGCGTGAGGCTCAACAGCCATGGGTAACTCACCCCTTCCGTAAGATCGCTGGGACGATTGGCGAAACGTACCAATCTGGCAACTGCCACGGGATACCGTGGCAGTCACCACACTGGGACGTGTCACGCAGCGTTGGTCTTGCGCGTGCGCTTGACGCCGCGAACGCTGGGCGTGATCTTGCTGAATCGCCACGTAACCATGGCGTTGTTCGCGCCGCTGCGCTTCACGACGCAGCTACGGTTGTTCTCTTTGGCGTACTGGCGGATCTGCCGCTCGTAGAGATCAGCGGCGACCGTCGTGCCCATGTTCTGCGGCACGTACGTCGTGTTGGGAACGCTGGCGAACGCGATCACGGCCTTTGCGAACGTGGCGCGCAGATCAGCAGGTATCTCTACCGTGCTGCTCTTGACGGTTGTGACGCCAAAGAGGGCGTCTAGGCTGATGGCTGGTGACTGAGACATGGTGATCCTCCGTGCTGCTGAGCGGACGTGAAACTACCCTCAGTCTATACTATGCGTGTTTATGCAGGTCACAGCGTTGCGCCACCAGGTAGGCCGACTACTCTCCGTCACATCTGTCCGTTATGTCCGATTCCACTATCACGCACAGTCATAATTATGACTGCCTGCCACTACCTAGCCACCCTACGCACACTCTGAACAGTCATTTAAACGACAGTCAACCTATGATGCCAGTGTTAGCTATGTCCGTTTTATCGTTACCATCCTGTGACCTTGCGCATAGCGCACACACGTACGCATAGCGCACATGTAGTCCACCCCAGTCGACCCCAACCATCCATGCCCACCCACGACCATGGTCGACTACCCTCCACACACACCCACCACCCCAGGTAGGCCAGCTACGCTCAGTTACCACCCTGCCCCACTCCCACCCACTCTGACCTGCGACGATCACGCTCAGTGACCATCCCCAGACTGTCTTGACGTCAAGACATTAGCCAGACTAGTTAGCCGCGCTAACGATTTCAGCCACGAACTAGACCATGGTCACAGGACCTACGACGATGGTCGACCACACGACCACCCTCGACCACACGACCACCCACACCACCCCCCAACCATGGTCGACTACCCCCAACCACCCCCGACCATGGACGAGGGTGGTCGACTGTTTTTTGAGTGAAATTTTCACCCGACGTCCCTCGCTTGCTTTTCTCTCCCCGCGTGAAAATCCGCGGCTCCCCCTGCACCGCACAACACCGCCCACCTGCGGTGATGCTGGTGGGCGGTGCGGCGGTGCGGCTCATTTTTTATGTCGTCTTAGATATTTGCGGATGCTGAGCTTTCGTGCTTGCGCGGTGTATCTGGGGTCTTGGTCGCATACCCAGCTTCCTTTGACGCGGCGGATTCCCTTGTGTCCGCGTGACCTGCCGCAGTATGGGCAGGATGTGGACTGGTCAGGCATCTTTATGACTCCGGTGGGGTCCAGCCCTGTTCTATCAGGACTGAGGTTAGTTTGCGGCTTCCCCAGGTGCGCCGCCTTGATTCCGGTATCCGGTTGCTGCCACCTGCTAGGTTGCCGATTCGCGGTTCGGAGTAGGAGCTGCCTGGCGGGAGGTCTAGCTTAGGTATGGTGTGTGATGCAGAGATTGAGATGGGGCGCACACCCTGGTGGCGCACCTTCTTGTCGGGGTGAGCTTCCTGGTACGCACTGATGACCTGGGAACTGAGAGTGCCGGTGCGGTAGGTCGTGCCGGAGAATTCGTCCTGGGTTGCTGCCCAGTCCCGGACTTCCTTGATCGATGCTTCGGTCGCTGGCCTGCGGCTGCGCTTCTGGAATACGAGCCTGGCGCGGATGTGCAACGGCAGTCGCGGTTTGATGCCATTGTCGAAGCTGAGGAGTGCCGCGGCGGCGTCTGGTGGTGTCCTGTAGATCAGCCGTTCGCCTGTCGCGGGGTTTGTGAACCTTATGTAGTCGGAGTCCGCGATGGGGTTGGAGCGTGGCCCGTACTTGGCCTTTAGCGCTTGGGCGATCATGCAGCGTGCCGAGTGGTTCCGGCCTTCGATGGCGCGATCGAAGGCCGCTTCGTCTACTGTCAGGTTGAGATAGGTAGTGCCTTTTGACATCCTTTTTCCTTAGAATGGCCTAACGTTGTACCTCTAGTGTAGCATACTCTACGCTAGAGGTACAACTTGGCTGGTCACAGGTCGCGTAGGCACCGGAATGTCTCGCATCGTTCGCAGGCGCAGACGGTGGCTGAGCGGCATGTGGTGCACCACCAGTATGGTTCTGCGTGTCCTTCTCGGCGTTTCAGCGGGTTTTGGCATTTCCAGCAGGTTTCTGGGGTGTGGTGGAGGTCCGGGCTAGTTCTGGCCAGGTCAGGGGGCTCTACTGGGGTTTCAGGCACTCCTGGGGCCTTTCACGGGGTGTACCCTCCGTTTAGGTGGTTGTTCGTGGAGGCGGTGCCGGGCGAGCATGAACCAGGGGTCATCGGATGCGGCGGCGAACCAGAACGCGGTGCGCGAGCCGAGTTCGAGGGCGTCGGTCTCGAACTGGACTGTCCTGATGTATTCAGTCATGGTGGTGTATAACGGGGTTGTGAGGGTGCTGGTCGCGTGTGAGTTCAGCGGTCGTGTCCGTGATGCTTTCGCACGCCGTGGTCATGACGCGTGGTCGGTGGACCTGCTGCCGAGCGAGCGACCGGGGCAGCACCGGTGTGAGGATGTGCGTTCCGTGCTGGGTGACGGCTGGGATCTGATGGTGGCGTTCCCGCCGTGTACGTACCTGTGCCGGAGCGGGGCACGGTGGTATTCGGGTTCGCCGATGCAGGCGGAGGCGCTGGAGTTCGTCCGTGTGCTGCTGGGCGCACCGGTGCCGAGGATATGCTTGGAGAACCCTATCGGGGCGATCAGCAGCAAGATACGTAAGCCTGACCAGATCGTGGAGCCGTATTTTTTCGGTGAGGATTACCGGAAGGCGACGTGCCTGTGGCTGAAGGGCCTGCCTGAGCTGGAGGCGACGTGCCTGGTGCGTATCAGGCAGTGGAACAAGGTCAGGGATGCGGAGAACACGCCGGACCGGTGGAAGGAGCGGTCCCGCACCGTGCAGGGCATGGCTGATGCCATGGCTGACCAGTGGGGTTAGGTTCATGGTGATCCGGTTTGCGTGGGCGTGGTGACGGTTGCCGTGGGGGCCGGGGTTGTGCTGGCGGGTGCCGGGGTGGTGGGGGACTGGTCCGGGCTGGCGTCGGGTGTCTGATCCGGGGTCGGGGTGGGTGTGCTGCTGTCTGGTGTTACGGTCGGGGTTTGCGCGGGGGACGGGGGTGTGGTGTGGTACCCGCCGAGGGTGGTGCCGTACTGGTTGTTCCCTGTCGTCACGGCGTGCAGCGTTTTCCCCGTGGCGACCTCTATGGTGAAACCGAGCAGGGCCAGGGCTGCGAGGGTGGCGAGGACGGAGATCCCGGCCCGGCGCAGCATCCGGCTGCGCGTGCCGCTGACCCGCATGTTGCGTTTCGTGCGCGCCCGGATCAGGGCTTCCTCACCGAGGGGCAGGGCGATCAGCCGCTGCTGGAGCGGGTGCTTCCCCGGTTCGGCCTTGTCCTGCTCCAGTTTCAGCCGGGCCCTGACCTTCGCGTGGGCTTTAGCCGCACCCTGCTCGGTAGTGAAGCTGACGACCCCGTACAGGATGGAGCCGAGGGCCGCACCGGTGATGGTCCCCGCTGTGCCGAGGATGCTCCCGGCGAACAGCGACGCGACCGCTGCTACTGCCCCGCCCGCCAGGGCGAACGGGTTGATCTTCTTTTTCTCTTCGGCAGTCAGGTCTTCCTCCGTTTAGCAGTCGTCCTGGTTTGCCCACCGGTGCCAGGGTGAATGCCAGCGCGACCCGTTACTGTAGCGTCCCCCGGTGGGGAGGCCAGCCCGGATCTGCCAGGGCCCCACGCGGATCAGGGCGGTGCGGTGGGTTGGCGGTATGAGCATGATACGGACTGGCCCGCATGCCGGGATCATCCTGGTCATGACTGTGGGGTGCGGAGCCCGAGGTTTTTCGCGGCGAACTCGGCGTATTTCAGGGCGTGCTCGGCGCAGAGGCTGGTGCCGCTGAAAATGTAGGGGGCAGGCTGACCGCATAGCTGCTTCCCGTCGTAGGAGACGCAGCGGGCGGTAACCTGGATTCCCGGCAGGGTGCTGATCATTTCGCTGAGGCTCCTCGGGTGATGGTGACCGGGTTGGGGTGGCCGCAAATGCAGTCGAGGATGGCCGAGGTGTAGGTGTCGGCGCATCGCTGGCTGCACAGCTCGGCGTAGGTGTGGTTGAGGCATTCGCATTCGTCGCGTTGCAGGATCCATGGGAGCCCGTCGATATGGGCCTGGTCGAGTCTGAGGGAGCACAGGTCGCAGCCGTAGTAGATGCACCGGTCTTTACCGCACATCAGTCTTGCCCGGCTTCCTGTACGGTCCCGTCAGCGAACGTGACCCTGGCGGTGAGTGTTTTCCCGTCGTTGACTTCCGCGCGGGACGGGACGTGCAGGACGCCTGGTCCTTTGACGAGTGCCGTCCAGCGGACGAGGCGTGTTTCCGCGTCGAGCAGTTCGATGGTAAACGGGAACGAGTCCGCGGGGAGGTCCGTGTACTTGGCTTCGTAGCTCATTTTGTTCATCCGTGCCTGGGTGCGCACCGCTGGCATGATGCGACTTCTTCGAGGTTGGCGTGGGTGTGCATGGGGTCGCTGTACCGTTCGGTGAGGTAGTGCAGCATGGAGGCGAGCTGTTCGACTTGCCGTGTGCTGGTGCGTACGGTCGTGTCGAGTTCTCCTATCGCTTCGGTGCAGAACGACATGCTGCTCCAGCTGGTCCCGAAGTCGACGTGGCCTGTCGAGTACCGCCGTGGGGCCGAGTTGTTAGGCTGGGTTTCCCCACGGCAGGTGAGGTGCCCGAACACGAGGGGGTCGTGGCAGATGCAGTTCACCGGTACCCTCCTGTGCAGACGATGGTCCCGCAGGGTTTCATGCACGTGCAGGGCCCGTAGTCTTCGGTGCACGCCCGGCACAGCGGGTTGGGTGGCCCCGTGTGCACGGGGCAGCCCGGGTTGAGTTTGATGACCTGGACGGTGGTGCCGGGGCCGAATTCCCCGTCCAGCTCGGGTGCTTCTATGAGCGTGCAGGTGCAGGTGGTCATGGTTCCTGCCTGTCTGGTCGGGTGAGGAAGATTTTCAGGGTGCGGCCTTCGTCTTGCAGGTCGATGTCCACGTGGACACCGTGGCCGATGACGAGACGCGGCGTGTTCGGGTAGACGGACACGCCACCGTGGGTGTGGTCGATGACCTCGACCCGGGTGACGGTGCTGTAGCTGATCATTTCAGTCCCGGGTCTGTGATGACGGCCCATAGCCACCAGGCTTCCACGACGAACACGAGGTACCACCAGGGGGATGAGAGCGCGATGAGCGACGTGACGATGATGATCAGGCCGGACACAAGGTAACCCACCGCCCGGACGCGTTTCCTGTTTCGCTTCTTCTCGTGCCCTTCTGGCATCTGGATAGTGAGCATCAGGGTGCGATCCCTTCGTCCCAGCCGCCGACCGCATCCCTGAACTGGTGGTATTCGTCCGATTCGCCCAGTTCGTAATCGTTGAGGGACGGGCACCCGGTGAGCGCCCGGACCATCTGGTCGATGACCCACATCTTGTGGTGACCCCCGTCGTACGAACCTGCCGGGGCGAACGACAGGGCCAGTTCGATGCGTTCTTCGGGTGTGGTCATGGTTGTATGTCTTCCGGTTGATCCTCGGTGTCAGCGTCACGGGTGCTGGGTGCCCAGCGTCCGTCGTCCCAGAGCCAGTGACACCAGCAATACGATGGATGGTTAGGGTTAGGGCAGGCCATAATCCTGGTCCTCCGTGGGTGCTGTGTCCGTTACCGCGGGCCTCATTGCATTTGCGGTGCGCGGCGCGCAGGTTACTTGAGTTCCTGCGTCCCAGATACGACTTGGGGAGGATGTGGTCCAGCGACGGTGCCCACGGTGAACTGGTGCCGTACAGGCCCCTGTCCAGGTCCCGGCCGTCAGGGCACAGGCAGACAGGCATGCGGCACTGCCAGGCGTCCCGCAGGTACACGGCCTGGTCGTGGCGGTGCGGACGTTTCCTCGGCATCGTCGTCTCTTGGGTTTGGTGGAGGGCCCGGGGTTCAACCCCAGCCGGAAGCACGGCGTCGGCCGGGCCCCCCGGGACCGCCCGCTGATCATGGCAGACGGTGCTTCATCGTCTTACATGTTAGATGAGCCTGGCGAAGAACGCCCTGATCCGGCTGTTCTGCACGCGGCGTTTGCTGGTCGCCCCGTCGAACGGCTCGTTCAGCTTCGCGATCAGCCGCAGCTCGGCAGGGTTATCCCAGATCATGTCGGCGTCCAGCATGGATTCGACGTTGTTCTTTATCAGCATCCAGTTGATGTCATCGATCTCCGGTGCCATCGTGGCGATCCGGTCAGCGATAGCCCGGGGGTCCTGCTGCACGACGAACGGGATCTCAGGGCTTACTTCTATGAACTGCTCAGGGATCCGGTCGGTTTCGCCGTTGCGGAACTTAACGCTGAGCCGTTCCAGGTACAGCTTGTGGATGTCATCGCGGACCTTGTTACCCCGTTCCCTCGGGGTCAGGTCGGGATACACCAGGTCGATAAGATCCTGGATCTGCTGTGTAACAGTGATGCTGCTCACGGTTCTCACTCTCACGCTCGCGGTATTACTCGTTGACTAGGCTTTCCATCCGCATAGGTAGTTCGATGGTCACGCAGTCTTCGGGCACCTCCTTCATCCCGGGTATGTCGCAGGGCCACGCCTGCGCGAAACCCTTGCCGTCTTCACCGAACACTGTAGCCGGGGACTGGACGGCTGGTTCGGGGGGGAGGGGCCCGTGCGCGGTGATGATCAGCATGCTATCCCGCAGGGTCAGCTTCACGATCGAGTAGGTGCTGCCGTTGACGACCACCGTCCCGATCACGGCTGCCCCGTGTTCCACGCCAGGGACAGCAGCGCTACCGCGAGCCCGAGCAGCCCGAGCGCACCGACGAGACACCACATGTAGAATACCCAGGGGTCCCGTGGTTTCCTCATGTCACAACCCCGATTTCAGGCCGCGCAGCTCACGGCCAGCTTCCAGGTCGGCTATGTCTTCCGGGTAGAACGGGTTGATCCCCAGGACCGGCACGTGAGCGTGTTCCGCGATGTACGCGGCGGCCTCACCCCAGTCTTCGTAAAACAGGGCGACCGGGATGCCGCGCCTGGACAGCTCGCGGATGTAATGCACCTTGAACCGCCCGTTCGGGGTGTGATCCCGGTCGGGCCGCATGTGCAGGTAGTCGTACGCGCACGCGTACTTGTCCAGCCATGCCACCGTCAGGTCCCGGGCGGCCTCGGACCGTCCCGTGCAGATGTGCACCTGAAAATCCTGGTAGTCCAGCCCCATCCGCATGATCGTCCCGGCGATGGGAAGGTCACCGGGGCAGGCCAGGGAGTATTTCTCCCAGTCCGACGACGGGTCCGCGCGGGGGTTGAGATGCCACCGGTGGCGCGTGTCGGCCAGGGTGGAGTCCAGGTCGTACACGACCGCTACCTTCGCTTCTTTCATTCTCTTATCCTGTCTGCCAGGTCGCACCGCACGACTTGCAACGCCAGTAGGTTGCCACGCCACCTTTGTGTGCCCGGGTGCCGGTGACTTTAGTTTTCCTGCTTCCGCACTCGGGACAGTTCACGGCGACCTCCTTCGGGCGGCTGGTCGGGGGTCCATTCCAGGCCAGGCCAGTTGTGGTTGTGCAGGTTCCAGATACGCGCCGGGTTGCTCCACGTAGCGTCGCTGAACGTGTCGGATTCCTCGGTGACTTCGATGAGGTCGTGGCATTCGGTGGCGTCATCGAACCTGTTATACGCCCACGAGTACCCTTCGGGCGAGTTGAGCCACTCGATCACTTCCCTCGGCGGCGGTTCCACGGGGTGTCTGGCCTGTCCTCTATCTGCTCTAGCGTGCGGTGGGGCGGGGTGCGGTCCTTCCGGGGCCGCCGCGGATCGTACCGGGTGACTCTCATGGCTTCCTGGCACCCGGTGTAGTCCTTGTGCCGGTACCGCACCGGGCTGGTGAACCCCTCGACTAGCTCCTCGTCGCCGGGATCTGAGATTCTGTATCCACATGACAGGCATTTATGCTGGTACATCCCGTGGTTCCTCCAGCGGCTTGTGAGACCGGACCGGATAGTCGGACGTGGGCTGGCATTTCCACACCCGCTGCGCCAGCCGGGTGACGTTCACGTACTTGTAGTGCAGCCCGAACGGCACCAGCGCGATGAACTGCCCGCAGCGCGTGCAGGTCGTGATGCTGCCAGGGACAACAGGGTTAACGATCATGGTGATCCATTATGGCGATGACGATGAAGATGACGATGAGCAGCGTGAAAGCGGCCAGCATGACCGCCAGGGGGATCCCCAGGTACAGGGGGATCTGGTCACTGCTCACGCTGGCGGCCTCCTACGACGAGCCCTTCCTTGTAGTTTTCAGCGGCGTAGCTGATCATTTCCGTGATCTGCCCCCTGGTGGGGTGGGTAATGTCCGGTTCGGTCTGGACGGCGATGGATGCGAGCAGCCAGATCATGCCGTACATTTCCTCGGCCATCTCGTAGGCGTCACCCAGGTTCTCGATCATCCCGCAGAAATTCTCGTTGTTCAGCAGCTTCCCGCCCTTGGTGGTGGCGTGCTGCCAGGATCCGGCCATCAGAGTGCTTTCCTGATCCAGTAGCGGTGCCCGTCGAGGTTGAGCGGCATGTCCTCGTCGCCGACCTTCTCGATGATCGCCTGGGCGAGCGGGTTCGGGTCACCGGGACGCCAGTTGATTTCCAGCACCCGGTGACGCTCACCCTCTTTGATGGGTGTCAGCTTGTAGAAGATCCCGTCCCGGATACCCTCCTCGATGGCCTGCTGTATCTCCGGTGGCAGCTGCCGTGGTTCTGGTGTCATGTCATCAGCCTGTCGTTGAGACGGTCGGTGTTGTGCGAGCGGACCTGGTTGACGGGGTAGTTGGGGAAGTCAGCGGAGGTGAGCCTGCGGCCCAGGCGCTGTTCCAGGCAGGCGATGCACAGGTAGTACCCGGTGGTGTTCTCGGTCATCACTTCCCTGGTGGGTGCCCCGGCCTGGTCCCAGATGTCGTCGTAGACCATGTACCACTCGGACGGGTGCCTGTCACGGTAGGTGGGTTCCCCGCAGTCCATGCACGGGTTCCGCCACACCGTTTTACGGCGGTTACTCATCGAGGTAGCCTCGGCGTTCGTTTTCGAGTTCGGTGCGCAGCTGCTCGACGTGACGCAGGATCAGGTCGCGTTCCTCGGGCCTGCCAGCACGCATCGGATGGTTGGCCTGGCTGATCCACTTGCGCATGAGGTCACGCAGGCGGGTTTCGAGAGAATCCATCATTCCCCCAGCAGGTAGGTACGGGTAAACCAGTTCATGTACTCTTCGGTATCTTCGCCGTACGCGCTGCGCATGAGCTGCGCCGTGAGCAGAGCCATGCTATTCAGCCGCTGGCATGCTTCTTCCCTGTTCAGTGACAGGACGAGTGCTACGGTAGCGTCGGTGTCGTTGCGCAGTGCTGCCCGGACTAGAGCGAGAACGTCACGGGCAGCGTCTGCGATTTCCGGGGTCATCCCAGGCACTTTCGTCATACCCCTATTGTACCACTAACGTCTACGGATTTCCGCAGGTCTAAGGCTCACGTGCCAGTTCTTCCAGGTAGCTTTTCAGCGCAGCCTGGACAGAGAGCTGCACAGGCCCGGTCACAGGGGGGCGGGCGTCGAAGCACCTGACCTGGAATCCTTCCTCCACGGCGAACACGCCAACGTATAGCACGCCTTTGGCCAGCCTGCCAGGAGAAGCAGGCGGGGACATCCGCTTGCGGTATCCTGGCAGGTGACCCACGTGGTAATGCTTCCGCCCGAACGTGTTGACATCAGTGAACCAGCACGGATACACCTGAATGTAATCAGCGTCGATCTTCAACCGCCGCTGGTGACGGCGCATGTGACGCCACGCGCCCAGCCACGTCCGGTACACCCGTTTCGGGCGGATACCCCGCCCCTGGTGCATCCGGTACCAGTTAGCGGCCGGCTTGCTCATACCTCCTGCTGAGCCAGGTACATAGCGCGCTGCTCCGAGTACACCTTGAGGACCCGGTCCAGCTCCCACCCCTCCACGTACAGGGCCAGCTCATTCGTGCGGCTCGCCCAGTAGTGCGTCACATACCCGAACTGGCCGGTGTAGTCCTTATCCACAGTCCACTGGTGCGGGTTGGACAGGCGCAGGCTGTCACCATCACGGTCGGGCAGGTGGGGGCTCCAGATCAGCGTGTGCCAGGGACGCTGCTCGATGGGATGTTCCATCACATCCCACTCGGTCACCTCATCCGCACCGGCGTAATCCTCGGCGTCCTCGCGGTTCGCGAAGATGTGGTGGATACGGAAATCGCTGTACTCCCCGCTGGTCGCCACGTACACCTTCATTTCTTCTTTCCCTGCTTCCTTGCTATCTCAATGAGATTCTCGCGGAGGCACTTGTTGCACAGGCCGCCGTTCAGCTTCGCCGTGCGCCGGTTGATCTTCTTCCCGCACGACTGACACAGGACATGCGGCATGGTTACCCCGCTTTCCTGCACTTGCGGCAGACGAGAATTTCCAGCCACTTCAGCTTCGCACCGCACTTATAGCAGCGGTAAGTTTTCTTGGGCATGACTCACTCCTGGTCGAGGTCGACGTTCCCCAGTATCCGGTCTACCCTGCCCAGCGCCGCCTCATCACCGGCGAACTCCTCGGTCAGCTTGTCCTTGATGTTCCGCCAGAACGCGGTCCGCTCGATCGACGGGGCCAGCTCGATGCCCGCGTGGACCGCGAACTCCTCCAGCGTCATCGAACCGTCCAGCGGGTGCCCGTACTCGAACACCGCGACTTCCTCGATGAACTGGTCGTGCTCGATGTCTTCGCACCAGTTCTCGGTCTCGTACCGGGCAACACTGCCGTAGCCGCCCCGGTACCGCAGGTAGTAGTAGTTCCCCTCGGCGTCCCACGCGTCCCACTGCGACGGGCATGCCATGGCGGTCTGTACTGCTTTCACGAGAGTGACCACGTTGTCATCCTTCGTTCGGTATCTGGCTGATCGTCCCGGCGATCCGGCACGCGTCATACCCGCGTCCGGCCAGGACGAGCTGGGTCCTGCGCGGCGGCCTGGTGATCAGCGCACGCTGTGCATCGGTGGTGGGCTGGGCCAGCGCGATCAGGGCGTAGATCCACATCATCCGGTGGATCGTGTAATGGCACGAGTCGCACACCTGGACCAGGTTCGCGGCGACCGTCTGGCCACCGGCCTCTTTCGGCTGGACGTGATGCCACACGAACCGCACCGGGACCGGGCTGTGGGTCAGGCTGGCCTCGCAGTGGTTCGCTACTGAACCGGCGAACTCAAGCAGTGGTTCTATCATCCCTTGCCTCCACGGCAGTTACGGCAGAACCTGTGCAGCCCGGCCGCGCATTTCTTACATAGGCAGTAGCATCTGATCTTCGCCATGTCCTGGTCCTCTCACGCATTCCGGGCAGAGCCGGTCCTCCTGACGGCAGTCGATGGTCCGCCACAGCTCGTAAACCCTGAGCGGCCTGCCGCACCTGGTGAAACCGGGCTGCTGGTCCTCGTCGTGAATATGCAGGACCGTGAGCGGCTCCAGGGCCGGGACGATGTACCTCATGGTTCACTCCGGTGGTTGGCACGCTTATGGCGGGCCACGTCGAGGGTGGGGTGCCCGCAGAACGGGCAGCGTTCACGCCGGTCACCGCGCACCCTCTTCTCGGCGCGCAGCTTCTTGTCATGCCCCGCACCCCGCGCGCCGGAGTGCATGCGGGCGTGGCGGGGCTTCTGGGTGTGGGCCTTCGGCGTGTTCCAGTCGTGTCGTGGCATATGAACCGTTTTACACCCGGCGTGGTGGTGAAAGGTGGGTGGGGGAGCAGCCCTGGGGCTGCTCCCCCGTTGTGTTTTTGTGTTTTAGCCGTGACCGGGGGCGCGTTCCTTGGCTCGCTGTGTGCGTGCCGGGTTGTTCTTGACCCTGCGGTGCTCGGCTGCGTACCGGGCGCACTTGACCCGGTTGCGGTTGAACTTGCGGTTCTTCTTTCCGCCCTTGTGCGGAGGCATGGGGAGGCTTCACCTCCCTTCCCTGTCGGAGTTACCTTTCCGGCAGGGAATGCGTGCTGCGCACAGTGGCCTCCTTCCGTTGCTTAATCGTCTTCGTACATACCCTCGATCAGCTCAGCGAACGGGTCCAGGGTATCCAGGTAGTCCTGACCACCAGGCTTGGTAGCCAGAACCTCGTCTGCCTGCGTCTTGGTCAGCGCCTCAGCGTCGGACCAGGTGCAGTAATCGCTGTCGTGCAGGCCCTCATGACGGGGGTCCTTCGTGCACCGCCCGCCATGCGAGCAGTAGCTGTCGCACATCAGCACGGTCGTGTCCTTTCTATCAGATCTGGCGCATGACCTCAGCGTCGAACGCCTGCCTGGCGAGGCTGCGGCATTCCGCCTCGACGTACGAGGTGGTCTTGATCGTCCCGTACGTCGGGATGCCGTACCGCAGCATCTGCTCAGAACCCGGCAGCTCCGGGTCGGGTGCGTCCATGTGGTGGGCACAGTCGAAACCGAGCCACCACGCATTGTCGTCGCCGCCCTTACCGCAGTCGGTGTCCGCCTCGGAGAAGGTCAGGCCACCGTGGACCTCCGGGTACGGCTCGATGGAGCTGTAGTCCTTCCCGTGCCACGGATGCCCCGGGGGGACCCGGACGTAACCGCAGCGGTAGCCGAGACGGTTGCTCGTCACCTCCCATTCGTAACCGGCCTCCATGCCCTTCGAGATCAGGCAATCCGGGTTCGCGGTGGTGATCGGGTTACACATAACTACTCCTCGATCCTTGCTGGCTGGTTCAGCGGCGGAAGTTCGCGTCCGGTACCCCACTGGTACATGGCTTCGTCCGTACCGCACTGGCTACAGATGTAGGTCTCGTTGTCGACCCGTGAGAGCGCACCGGGGTACTGGCCGAGTTTCTCACTGGACGGCACCCCGCCTCCGCAACGCGGGCACGGGCCTGCGAAGTCGGAACGCCTGGGGTCGGTCCTGTTGAGCAGCATAGTGCTTCCTCCTACTCGTCCTGGGGCTGGTCCCCGTCAGCGCCGAGCGAGATATGGCCGGCCCAGTACAGGGGACTCAGCTTGCCGCCCACCAGGTCGATGGCTTCATCTACGGTGCTGGCCTTTTCACGTGGTACGAGGATGGTCACCTTGACCACCCACTCCTTGTCCTTCACGGTGCCCTTCCTAGACGAACGGGTAGGCGTCGCGGATGGCGGTACGGAACTCCATCATCCGCTCACCCCCTCAAATGTGGCAGTCCACGCAGATCAGGAACGTGGTCTCCGGCAGTTCATCGATGTACGCGTTGGCGACTTCGAGGTAACCGATCTTGGATCCCTCGCTGGCGTCGTTCATCGCCCACCAGCCCATCTGTCCCTGCTCCATCCATCGCCCGTCGCGGGTGAGTATCGCCCAGCCAGGGATCGCGTGCGCCCGGCCCCGCTCGACGTACAGTTCCTCGGGGACCTGCAACGAGCTGATCGGGTCATCCTGCCACTGGAAGTCGGTTCCTTTCAGCGCCCTGACCCGCGGCTGGGAGTGGTACTCTTCGCGGGCCTGCGCGATGGTGTACCCGTTTTCCTCGCTGATGTTCTGGGTGAACACCGTCCAGGGCAGCGCTTCCGGGGTTCCGGCTGTTACCTTGAGCCACTCGGCGTACATTTCCCGGGCGGTAGCGGCTCCCTCGGCGCGCATCCGGTCCAGGTCGAGGGCCATCTTGGGGCCGCCGTCGCAGTACCCCGGCTTGAGTTCGGGGGAACTCCACTGCTTTTCCGGCGTGATGACCAGGCTTTCGTGCTCGGGCTTGAACGGGAAGTACCCGCCCCAGCGCCCGCCGGTTACCCACCAGTCCCACTTGGCCTGGGCGTCACCGCCTGGGTGCCATTCCTCGGTGAGGTTCTCATCGAACGGGGCGAGTGCCTCTTCTAGCTTGGTCGGGTCGTCAAGGCAGACGACCACAGGAAAGTGTGTCATACCTATATTGTACCACTCATGTCCTAGCTATGTACACTTGGGACAGCGTACAAGTTTCTTCCTGTTCCAGATGATCTTGCTGTCCTTGCACCTGTCACACTTCCAGCATCGTACGTCACGCTCACACCCGTCTTCGCAGGCAGGATGATCCGTGATACGCGCCGAGACAGACTGCAAGCACTCACCGCTGATACTGACCGGACAGCGGATCACCCGGGGACCTGCCGCGTGGTGCGAGGACAGCCATGCGCGAACACGACGGCCTACCGGGCCTCTGTCTACCCGGTTCCTGCACGGTGGTATCCCCGGGGTTCCGCCCCGGGCGGAAAGGAGGAACACCCGGGCTTCAGATAGCTGATGGCATCCCGCAGGCATAACAGAACCCCTTGATCACACGCGCCCGCGGGTGGGGACAACGCCCCGTCTCCTGTACACGTTTCTTCCCTGGCTGCGGCTCCGCGGGCACATTACCCAGGGCCATCTCGACACCCAGGGCCATCTCGATAGCACCCGCCACCCACGAAGCCCTGGACTGCCCGGCACGGGCCGAATCAATGGCCTGCGCTACCTCGTCGGACACGCGGACGTTGATGATGACACGCTTCGCCGCAGCCATAATCCCAGCATACGCCCCTGTCAGTCGCCTAGCTGCTCGCTGATACGGTCGATCTGGTCCACCAGCCACGACTTGCTCATGCCGTCTTCACCGATACCCTCGATCACGTTGAGCACATGCTCAGTGATCTCGGATACATCCAGGGCGACGGAATGGTGATGGGTCAGCGCGTTGACCAGCGTCCCGGCCAGCTCGTACTTCTCGGTGCGCTGACGCAGCAGCGCCATGTACAGCAGGCGGCGGGTCTCATCGAAGTCCGTAGCGTCACTGTCGCTGAATCTAGTCATCTTCGTCATGTCGTCTCTTTCTGTTATGATGGTTCCTGCCCGGGTCAAAGCCGTGCGGGCCCAGGCCCGGGCACACCCGACGCGGGGTGGAACAGTTCGGTAGTTCGCTGGGCTCATAACCCAGAGGTCGCGGGTTCAAGTCCCGCCCCCGCTACTAACCGCCGCCGTACACGTACCAGCCCTGCGGCTTCGTCTTCCGGTTGATCTCGATCACCTCGGGTTCGGCCTTGGCCAGGTCTTCCCGTACGTAGCTTTCACCGAAGGATGCCAGCGCGGATTCCAGGTCGGGTGCTATCGCGGCGGCCATCCCGGCTGTGTAGTCGTGGAGCACGTTGGTCCACACGTACAGCTTCATGTGCTTTATCCTGTCACGGTTGCGCCGGTGAACAGGCTGACGAAGAATTTCGCGACGGCGACCTCACCGCCGTGCCACTGGCCGTGTCCCAGCACGGCGAGCATGATGAAAAACGCGACCAGTATGACCGCTGTGATACTGATAGTCATCCTAAAAATCCTCCATGTCGAACAGGGCCCCCTGGCGGGGGTCCGGTGGCGGCGGTGGCTTCTTCACTTGCATAGCCTTGGCGCGCTCGTTCGTGTCGGTGGTCCGCCAGCGGGCGAACCGTGAGTAGGAGTGGGAGTAGTCCACGGTCAGGCCGATCCGCCCCAGTGACGCAGCTACCATAGCAGCGCAGCCGGTCCCCCCGAACGGGTCGAGGATGACCGCAGGCCGGGTGGGTGCCTCGGGCGTGTCGCAGTCACACTCGTACCCGATGACAGTCACGTCGCTGTTGGCGTGGTGGAACGAACCGGGCTTCTCGTTGCCGTGACCCTCGGTCCCGGCAGCACGGTGCCGGGAGTGGGGTGTGTGGGTGAACCACCCGCCTCGTCTTTCCCGCTCCACGACGGGCCGCCTCCCGGTGTTGCACTTGGTGCAGATACCGGTGGGGGACCACCCGGTGATGATCTTCCGGGGCAGCTCCATGGGGAACGCGGCGTAATGCTCAGCTTCGGGACGCAGGCTGGGACGGTCATCTTTACCGGACCACGACCACGGCTCGCGTGCGAGCATGCGCATGTAATCCTCACCCTCCTTCCACGTGCCGAACCAGCAGACGGTACGGCCAGCCTGCACCAGCCTGCACTGCGGGCCGATCAGCGGCTGCACCGGCATCGTCCACACTGACCCGGGCAGGCGGCCAGCGGGGTGCAGACCTTTTTCCAGGCTTAGCGTCTGCCCCGGTTTCCCGTTGTAGATTTCCGCTGGCCTCCTGCCAGGCTGAGCCCGGCCCGGCTGGAACCGGGTGAACGACGAGTCGCTGTGTGGTTCACGGATCTCATCGATGCCCGTGAAATACCGGCGTTCCTTCACGATGTGGAAGACGTACTCGTGGCTGGTGCGGGCCCGGTCATCGACCGATTCGGGGATACCGTTCGTCTTGGACCAGATGATGTCCCGGCGTACGGTCAGGCCCTCGTCTATCACCGCGAGCATGTACCGCTGCGGGATCCCGATCAGCGACTTGAACGGGACACCCCACGCCTTCTCACCGCCACGCTGGCCCAGTGCCTCACCCCGGGACTTGCGCCGGCCGGACAGGTTCTGGTCGTGATCGGTGCGGTGACCCTGTGACGAGCAGTACGTGTCACCCAGGTTCACGAACATCGAACCGGACGGCTTGAGGACACGCGCCCATTCACGGGTACATTCCATCAGCGACTCGATGTACTGCCCGGGCGTGGGCTCGGCCCCGATCTGCCCGTCGTAATGCTGCCCCTGGTCGGTGTAGGAGCGGAGAGAGTAGTACGGGGGGCTGGTCACGATCAAGTCGACCGAGTTGTCAGGCAGGGGCAAGTGCCGTGCCTCCCCGCGTATCACGACACTGCGCCCGCCTGGCATCTAGATCTCCTCGCCTGGGATGTACCCCATGTTCGCCCTGATCGCGACGAACGAATGGCCCGTCTCCGTCATGTGTTCCTTGTGTTTTTCCATGTGGTTGTGGTGCCCGGATGCGGGCAGGATCAGGGTGCGGTCGCCGTTCAGCTCGCAGTCGATGCACCACGCCTCACCCTTGTCCGGGTAGGGGTCCAGCCACTTCACCAGGCGGAAACGCACCAGGGTGAGAAGGGAATGCGGGTTAGCCACTGATTCTCCTTGACACAAGGACTATGCGCAGCCTGCCGGCCGCTATGAACAGGCCGGTACGCCGGAGCACGAACTGCCAGCGTCGCGTACCGGCTATCCAGATCCGCTTACCTCTCATTCGACGGCGTAGACGGCGTTGGTCGCGGCGAATCCGGCGCTCCACGACCAGTTATCCATGACGAGCTGGTCGAACAGGCGGGAATCCAGGGTGACCTGGTTGGAGACTTCCATTTCGAGCATCCGCAGCTCACGGTTGTAATCGGCGGTGTGATCCTCGGGGACGGGCAGGCGGAACGCGAGGTCGATGTGCCGTCCTTCACGGGCGTCAGCGAGCCTGGCGTCCAGGATCTCGATAATCCTGGCCCGGTACGCCTTCTGCGCGGCGAGGAACTTCTCCCGGTGCGAGTCCCGGTTTTCCTCCAGGACGGTGATCAGTTCCGTCTTGTTGACGGTGGTCTCAGCGGGCATCGTTGCCTCCGGTGGGGGTGCGGGGTACGTACATGGGGGATCGTGAGTTGTAGTGAGCCTGGCACGGGCATTCACGGCAGATGCAGATACCGCCAGTGTCACCGGCGTAGCGCATGAAGCAGCGCTGGCACATGCACCAGCAGTTCCTGAGTCCTTCTGCCATGTGCAGCCGGTCGTGCTTGGGGCCTGCATTCCGGGGTGGTGTCCCGGGCTGGTTCAACTGTAGAACCGATGCTGTCATACCCTTATCGTACCACTAGTGTAGCAATTAATAGCTACTGTCATCCCAGTTAAGAGCCCAAGCCTCTAGTGACCGTCCAGTCACGGGTAGTAGCATCCCCCATGAGAGCATCCCGCCGGGGAGCATCAGCACCGCGTGATAACCGGTGCGGAACTGCACCTCGTACACCAGGCCGGGGACGGCCAGCTCGCAGTCGCATCGGCAGAAACGAGCCAGCCGAACCCCGGCCAGGCCACCAGTGGCCGCCTGCTCCAGGTAATCGGCCAGGCAGCCTCCGGGGGTCCGGTTAGCCAGATCAATGATCTGGTCATCGGTCGCGTACACGCCAGTCGCCGCCAGCAGGTGCTCAGCTATGGCGACCGGCCCGCACACCGGCAGGTCATGCAGCCCGGACCCGGGCAGCGCCAGGGCTGGTTTCGTCTTCGCCAGCGGTTTCAGGTGATTCCGCTTCCTTGCCTGAGCAGCGCGGCCGGCAGCAGCAAATCGCAGCGTAGCCTGACGCTGCGCTTTGGAACGCGCGGGCGGTTTACCTGTCTTCGCGATAGCGGCAGCCCGCGTCCTGGCCTGTGCAGCCCGGCCACCGGCAGCGAACTTGAGAGCTGCGACGTGCTGCGCCTTGGTCTGTACATGCTTCGGATGTTTCACGGCACCTCCCCGCTGCCGCTTATCCTACTCCCGCTGAGTGCAGCGCGCCAGGTAATCGGAATACTGGGCGACCCAGTTCAGCGCCGCCATGTATGCCTGCGATGGGGTCATGGACGGGCGTGCACCGAGGTACGCGGCGAGCAGGAGGCTGGCGGTGCGCATCCTCGCGGCACGCTGTTCAGCAGGTGACATTTTCGTATCTCCGTGGTTTCTTGACCTCAAGACTCTTGTGTTTTGTTTTTCCGTGGGTTATTCTGGCGTTGGACCAGTCTGCCCGACCATCGTCGGGCACCATCGAGTGGTCACTCCTGGCCGGGTGTCTCGTCTTCCAGATCATCGGCACTGGCCGGGAAAGCACCGCGGATTTCCTGCTCCAGATCGTACGGAAGTGCCTCACGGCCGGTACGCCGGTCGAGTGAGCGGCGCATCAGGTTCTCCGCGAGCTGCATGTCTTCCTCATCGAGGATGACTTCGATCCTGCGGATACGAGCGGTCGGTACTGTCTCCCCGCTGTCTGCGTCGGTGGTGACTTTCTTGCCATCCAGGATGCAGATACAGACGTGGAGTTTCTTCGGTTCGCGGATCAGGTCGGACATGATGGCCGACAAGCCGTTGCCGTCACCGTCAGGCAGGCGGCCAGAAACGCTAACTCCCATGATGTGTCCTTCTAGTAAGGGGTGCTGTTGTGGCGTTCGATCGCAATCTGCTGCGCTGGGTCCTGATCATCGCGGCGCTAGTGTTCGGTGCGCTGTGGTTCCTGGCGACGGTCGCTTCCGGGTTCTCTATCCCCGACTGGGTTCCCCCGACCGGTTTCCTGTGCCTGGTCGTCGCTGTCGCCATGCCGTAGGGCGCGACAGGCGTGACGGCGGATATCCGCCTTGAGGTTGTCCAGCGACCTTCTGTCGCTACCGCCGTTCCCGGAGTGGACTGCTACCAGGCAGCCATGCCGGTCGTAGATTTTCAGGTGGCTCGTACGCAGGCTACGCGTGATGATATAGCCTTGTCGTCGCAGTTCACGCAGGTACTGATCCTGATGCTGCATCCCATCCCTCCGGTCTGTTGTACTGGCATTGTAGCAGGTGGTCGTGCCGTAAGGGAGGGGTGTCATGCCAGCTCGGCGTAAGATCGGGGCCCTGGAACGAGCCGTCCGGCGTGACCTCAGGACCTTCCCCGAATCGGTGTCGTCCGGGACCGTTGCCCAGGCGATGCTAACCTTGGCGGCGGAGGCCGACGGGCGCTCACTGGAACCCCGCGACCTGTCCCAGGTCCTCCGCGAGCTGCGCCTGTGCACGGTGCAGCTCCGCGAGATGGCCCCGCCCGGAGCTGAGGGAGATAAGATCGATGAACTTCGCAAGCGCCGTGAGGAACGGCTGATGCGGGAACACGGCTGATGGACGACAGCATTCCCCAGGACCCAATGACGCAACTCGCTGCTGGTGTCGCGCAGCAGCATGAGATGTTCATGGCCTACGTCGAGGCCGGGTTCACCCGCCCCGAGGCGCTGAAGATCATGATCGCGGTCATCGTCGCGCACATAACCGAAGACGAAGACTAGCATCATGGCCATGCCCGCGTACGCCAGCGAACCCGTCTACGGTGATCAGCGCCCGCGGATCTGCTCGGTACCCCGGTACCACTCGGACGCGACCGGGCTGGAATGCATCGAGTTCTGCAAGTCGGTAGGGTTCGAGTACGACCCGTGGCAGTCGTGGTCGCTGAAAGAATCCCTCGGCACCCGGGAGAACGGCACGTGGGCGGCTAAGGAAGTAGCGGACGTGCTGTCCCGGCAGAACGGGAAGAACGCCATCGTGGAGGGCCGGGAGCTGTTCGGCCTGTTCGAGCTGTCAGAGCCGCTGATCATCCACACCGCGCACGAGTTCAAGGCGTCGAACGAGCATTTCCTCCGGCTCCGCGACAGGATCAAGGGCTGCGAGGAACTGGACCGCCGGGTCAAGTCGATCATCACGTCGCACGGCGAGGAAGCTGTGTCGCTGCGCCCGGCGTCGGCGCTGATCTTCGGTTCGCACGCCAGGCTGGTCCGCAAGTCGGTGGCACCCCGGCTCAGGTTCCTCGCCCGGTCCCGTGGTTCAGGCCGGTCGTTCACGTGTAACTGCCTGGTGTGGGACGAGGCGATGATCCTGACCACCGACCAGGTGGGCGCTTCGATGCCTACAATGAGTGCTGTACCGAACCCTCAGCTCTGGTACCTCGCGTCAGCCGGGTACCCCGACAGCACGCAGCTAGCTTCGGTGCGACGTCGGGGTATCCGCGGGGACGATGACCGGCTCGCGTACTTCGAGTGGTCGATCCGCCCGCACAACGAGATGTGCCCGCGGGATGAGCGTAAGGGCCGCAGGTCGAACCAGTTCATCATCTGCGACCAGCATGACGACCGGGATGACATCGCGTCGTGGGCGAAGGCGAACCCCGCGCTGGGTTACCGGATCGCCGCTGAGCATGTCGCGTGGGAACTTGACAGCATGCCCGACGACGCGTTCAACGTGGAACGTCTGGGTGCCGGTCACTGGCCCACCGACGAAGAGGGCTGGCTGGTCGTCTCCGAGGAACAGTGGAACGCGTGCGAGACCACCGTCATGGGCGGCGCTGTCACCCCGGTGTGCTTCGCCGTGGACGTGACGCCCGACCTGACCGCTGCGTGCATCTCCGTGGCATGGCAGCGTCCCAGCGACGGGCTGATCATCGTGGAGATCCCGAAGGACTGCTTCCGCCCGGGCACCGGGTGGGTGGTCCCGAGGCTGCTGGAGCTGCGGCGCAAGTGGAAGCCGCTGGGTATCGCCGTGCCGAAGACAGCACCCGCGTCGGCGCTGATAGACGACGGCGAGAACAAGGGCCTGGACTTCCTGAAAGCCGGTGCGTCCGAAGAGGCGCAGGCGTTCACCCTGATGGTCACCGCGATCCGCGACAAGCAGATCGGGCAGCTCGGCCCCGACGAGGCCCCCTACCTGCGGTCCGCGGTCGCACGGGCTGAGACCAGGGACGTGGGAGACGGGATGCGCGGCTGGTCGAGGAAGAACACCGCCAGTGACATCACCCCGCTGACATCGGCGACGCTAGCGCACTGGGCGTTCAACCGGCTGCGCCGCAGCTATAATCCCATACGCAGCATCGGGTGAGAGAAGCGAAATGGCGGCGCTGAGCCCGGACGACGTGTTCAGGCTCAAGCATTCCCTGGCAGAAGCTGACGGGAATCACTACTACGGTGACGGCGGCACGATACATGGCACCGGATACCTGGACATAGAGATCGACCCGGCGACAGGCGAGGTGACCGCTGTGTGGTTCCGCTGCCTGAACCTTCCGTTCAGGACGTTCAGCCGGGACGAGCCCGCGGTAGTCAATCCTGATATCGGGATACGCGGGGTTGAGTACCGCGAAAGAGGCGAAGGTAAATGATCAGCACCTGGACGACTACCCGCGGGATCATCCCGTGGAATCCTGTATCGAAGGAGAACCCGTATCCGCTCGGCCGTAACCTGTACCACGACTCACGGAACCGGGCGTACCCGTGGAAGCGGCAGCTCCCCGTGGAGATGATGACCTCGCAGGACTGGCCCCGTCACATCCCTATCCTGGATCAGGGTCAGGTCGGTTCGTGTACCGGCAACGAGCAGGTCGGCGCGCTGGGTACAGGTCCCCTGTTCGACGCCCTCTCTGCCGGTCATCCCTCGCTGGATGAGGCACTGGCGCTGAAGATCTACTCGGGTGCCGAGACGATCGACGGTGACGGGCCCTACCCGCCGAACGACAACGGTTCGAGCGGTCCGTCAGCAGCGCAGGTCGCGAAGAACCTGGGGCTCATCTCCGGGTACCTGCACTGCTTCTCCCTCACCGACGTGCTGGACGCGCTGGAAACCGGGCCGGTGGGCATCGGGTCGAACTGGTATGACTCGATGGACCGCCCGGACAGCTCGGGCCTGGTCTCCATATCAGCTAACGCGAGCGTCCGCGGGGGCCACGAGTACCTGTGCAGGGGTAAGGACATGGACCGGAAGATGGTCCACCTGGACAACTCGTGGGGGACCTCGTTCGGTCTCAGCGGTTCGTTCATGTACTCCTTCGACACGCTGGAAAGGCTGCTCGCAGAGCAAGGTGACGGGACCGTGTCACTTCCCTTGTCAGTACCGGCACCCGTCCCGGTGCCTGTTCCCGTACCGGTCGACCCGGACCACGTGTTCGCGCAGGTGCTGCACCCCTGGGTCCTGCTGCATCACGTCGGGGGGAACAAGGTCGTATCGCGTGAGGCGCAGGTCTGGATGAAGGCTAAGGGGCTGTGATGGCAGCGGAAACCCAGCAGTTCCCCATCCCCGACCAGGGATACAGGAGCAAGGCGAAGTCACGGCTGGAGTCAGTCCCACGGGGCCAGATCAGCGAGCACGCTGACAAGGTCCGCGCTGGCGAGACGTTCGCTATGGTCATCACCGCGTTCTTCTTCGCGATCGGCTGGACGTTCGGTGCTTCGTGGCGGGCCGTGGTGTTCTGCTGCCTCGCCATCCGGTACGGATACCGGGCTGGTGCGCACGTCACAGTGGAAGCTCAGCAGCCTGAACCGGCGCGCAGGACACGCCCGGGGCCGGGTGGCACCTTCATAGAAGAGTAAGCGCCTGGGGTGGGAGAGCGCGCCGAGCCCTACTCGCGCTCCTGCCCGGGGTACCTGAGGGTCAGTGCGGACTGGTATTGCCCAGTCCCAATCCGGGCGGCGGGGACTAGTACGTCCCACCCGCAGGTTAGCTCCCCCTCCACCGGTGAGGGTGGACTGGGCCCGTTCCAGACCAGGATTTGCATCCTGCGGATACGCCCAGGGCCTGCGGCCGGGGGACCGGGCTGGACCACCGGTTGAAGGGGGCCCAGCCGCGTGCTCCGTTCACGTGAGCACTGAGAGCATACCAAACCACAACACGGGAGGGAAGACCTGTGGGCCTTGTCGACCGTGTGCGTGAAAGCAGGACAGAACAGCGCGTCATCGGGGGAGTGCCCTGGAGGCCGTGGGACTCGCCTTATTTCCCGTTCAACACGGGCGGGCCGGTCCACCCGACCCGCTCGTTCTACGGTGCTGACGAGGCATTGCGCCTGGTCCCCGTGTATGCAGCGGTGAGGATGATCGCCGAATACATCGCCAGTTTGCCGTTGAAAATGTACATCAAGACGGACACGGGGCAGAAGCGGTGGGATGGCCCGTCGATCTTCGATGACCCGTCCCCGTCCACGAACATCATGGACTGGCTGTACGAGTGCCTGGTGTCACTGCTGCTGCACGGCAACGCGTGGGGTTTCATCCTGTCACGTGACGGCTACGGATATCCGCAGCAGATCCAGTGGATGCCCCCGGAAATGGTGCAGGTCATAGACGACGAGTCGCAGCCGTTTAACCCGCTGCGGTCCCGGGTGTACTTCTACGGCCGGCTGATGCGCCGGGAAGACTACTTTCACATCAAGGCGTTCTCGCTCCCGGGCCGCACCGAGGGGATCAGCCCGCTGCGTGCGTTCGCGCTGACGATCCTGAACGGCCTCGAAGCGACCCGGTACGGCACTGACTGGTTCAAGGCCGGGGGTTTCCCGCCCGGTACGTTCAAGAACAACGAGATCGAGGTCAACCCCGAGGACGCAGCTGAGATCCGGTCGATGCTGAACACGTCGATCCGCAGGCGCGAACCCCTGGTGTACGGCAGGGACTGGGATTACCACCCGGTAACTGTGCCGCCGAGTGAAGCGCAGTTCATTGAGGCAATGCAAATGAACGCGACGCAGATCGCCGCGGTGTACGGGCTGCCCCCCGACCGTGTTGGCGGCAAGCGGGGTGACTCTCTCACCTACTCAACGACGCAGCAGGCCGCGATCCAGATCATCGAGGCGCTCCGCCCGTGGCTGGTCCGGCTGGAGACAGCGTTCTTCAACATCCTGCCGCAGCGCCGGATTGTCCGGTTCAACTCTGATGCGCTGCTGAAAACCGACCTGTCTGAACGCGCCGCGATCTACCAGACGTGGCGGCAGATCGGTTTCAAGTCGATCGATGAGATGCGGGAAACGGAAGACCTGGAGCCGCTGCCCAATAAGACGGGTACGGATAACATCCCGCTCGAAGCGATCGTCGCGATGGCACGGTCGGTCCGGGCGATCCCGAATGAGCTGCTCCCGCAGGTCACACTGGAACAGCGGCTGCTGTACGAATACTTGCAGTCGCTCGCAGCAGGTGCCGAACCTCCAGGGTTGCCGCCGGGTGGCACACCGGCCGCGGCAGGCCCGGGTGCTTCTGACGCCCCGCCAGCGGTCAACGCGCCGGGTGCTGCCGGGGCTAATGTGTCAGGCCCTGGTGGTGCAGGGGGTTTCCAGCCGCCGAACGTGCTCCAGCAGATCGTCAAGGACATGCTGTCCGTACGCAAAAACGAGGAGATGCCGGCCGGTCAGTATGGTCTGCCACCGGAGGTCCTCGCACAGATCGTCGCCGCGGTCCGCCAGGCGGAACGCGACGAGGCACTGGGCCCAGAGTATGTGGGGCCGTGGATTCCGCCCGGTAAAACAGCCCATAATGGCCGTCATGGCAGCAACGGGCGTGATCATTAGAAAGGGTCAGGTAAATGGCCGAAATTAGCTCAGCCGCCCAGAACGACCTTCCCGACTCCAGTTTCGCCTACGTGGAGCCGGGCGGCATGAAGGACGCCCAGGGCAAGACAACGCCCCGGAGCAAGCGGCACTTCCCGATTCACGACGCCGCACATGTGCGGAACGCCCTGGCGCGGGCTTCGCAGTCCCCGTTCGGGAAGATGGCCATGCCCAAGATCGTCTCAGCCGCGAGGCGGTTCGGCGTTACGGTCACTGCCGGGCAGCGGGCGTTCGGCGGCCTGGACCCCGACAGTGCATCGTTCCCCGAGCGGCGGTTCACCCGGTTCCCGCTGGAACTGCGTGCTGACCCCGCGGGTAAGCAGGGTGCCCAGCACATCTGGGGATACGCTGCGTGCTTCGGTAAGCTGTCCCGCAGGCTGGGCGGTTTCGTTGAGCAGGTGGGCACGAACGCGTTCGATGAGTCGAAGACCGAAGGCTGGCCGGATGTGGTATGCCGGTACAACCACAAGGACGACGCGCTCCTGGGCACCACATACGCGCGGACGCTGACTCTGGGGATCGATGAGACGGGCCTCGCGTACGACGTGGAACCACCGCAAGCCCGCGCCGACGTGCTGGAATATGTGCAGCGCGGTGACATCAGGCACTCCTCATTCGCGTTCAGGGTCTTCCCCGGTGGTGACGAGTGGGGCGTGTCGGAGTTCGACTACCCGATGCGGACGCTCCACGCGGTGCAGCTGATCGATGTCGCACCGGTACTCGACCCGGCTTACCCGGATGCCACGGCTGCTGCACGGGCGATGGACGGCGCGGTCCGGTCCCTGGCTGAATGGGTTCAGGCCGAACCAGACGAAGTACGGGAGCGCCTGGTGGAGAACAGGGCGATGGAGTTCTTCAAGCGGACCGACAACATCAGCCCCGCACGTCAGGCATCCAAGCAGCAGGAGCGCAAGAAGACCCTCACGGGTGCGCTGGCGATGCTGGACCTGCTGGACAACGCGCAGGACCCGTACGCAGAAACCGAGTAAGAAAATCATCAGGCACCGACTCCAGACCCCGGCCCCTGCCTGCTTCAGTGCATGGAGGGCGTCGTGGAGAAACTCGTCAACGGGCTGCCTGGCCCGCACGAGTCGTGGCAGGAACTAGCTGACCACAGCATCGAACATGACCAGCTGCCGGAACCCGTGGTCCCGGTAGCAGGGTGATTTACAACTTAATAGCGCCACCGAGGCCGTAGCCACCCTTCGGGTGCGGACGGAGCCGGTTCTTAACAGATCCGTCCGTAGCAGTAAGGAGGGCCAGTCATGGCCAGTGAAGTTGCTAAGCGGCTTCGCGACAGGCGGCTCAACGTGTGGAGCGAGGCGAAGAAGATCGCCGAAGATGCCGCCGCTGAGAACCGCGCGTTCACCCCTGAGGAGCAGGGTAAGTGGGACGCGATGCAGGAAGAGATGCGGACCCTCGACACGCGGATCGGTGCCGTTCTCGACACCGAGAAGCGCGCCAAGGCCGCAGACGACGCGTTCAACGACCTTGAGGGTCGCCCGCGTGAGGGTGCACAGGAGCAGCGGCAGAGTGACATGGCCGCTGAGGTCCGCAAGTGGGCACGCGGCGAAGAGGGTGCCGGTCGCGCCCTTGAGATCCGCCGTCAGGCATCAGGCCCGGTTAACTACCGGACCCTGCTGACCACGGGCACCGCATCCTCGGTTATCCCGACCGACTTCTACGACCAGCTCATCGCCCACCTCATCGAGGTTTCGGGTGTCATGCAGTGCGGTCCCACGGTCCTGAACACCGGGGGCGGCGAAACGCTCCAGGTGCCGAAGACCACCGCTCACTCCACCGCCGCCTCGGCAGCACAGGCCGGACTGATCCCCAGCTCCGACCCCACGTTCTCGATGCAGCCTCTGTCCGCTTACAAGTACGGCATCCTCTTGCAGGTCGCCCGTGAGCTGATCGATGACACCGCGGTGGACCTGCTCGGATACCTCGCGATGCAGGCAGGCCGTGCGCTTGGTAACGCATTCGGCACCGACCTCGTTAACGGCACCGGTACCAGCCAGCCAGCTGGTATCGTTACCACCGCTACGACTGGCGTCACCGGCGCTACTACCGGTGTTTCCGGCGCACCGTCGTATGCGAACCTGGTCGACCTCGAATACTCGGTTATCGCGCCGTACCGTCAGTCCCGGAGCTGCTACTGGCTGGCGGCTGACAAGACCATCGGCGGTTTCCGGAAGATCACCGACACGACCGGCCGTCCGATCTGGGAGCCCTCCGCGGTTCTCGGCTCTCCGGACCTGCTGCTGGGTAAGCCCCTGGTGGCTGACCCGTTCATGCCCGCCCAGGCGCTGTCCGCGAAGTGCATCGCTTTCGGTGACTTTTCGCAGTACTTCGTCAGGCTGGTCGGCGGGGTCCGTTTCGAGCGTTCGGACGACTTCGCCTTCGGCACCGACCTGGTGACGTTCCGCGCGATCCTGCGTGGTGACGGAACCCTGGTCGACCGCACCGGGGCGATCAAGCTGTACGTCGGCGCTGCGACCTGATCTGATGTCCAACAAGCGGAAGCTGAAGGTTTCCGGTGCGGAACCCGCGGAACGCTGCTCGTCCTGCGGGCGGCGTATCGGGGCTAACGCTGACGCCTTGCGGTTGCGGACCGGCCAGGTTATCTGCCCGCGTTGCCGCCAGTCGGGGGACCTCCCCCGGCTGGCGTGCGGGCATTACGCTCTGCCCGGGACGCTGATCAGCTCAGACAGCGAAGATCACAGCACGATGCAGTGCCCGCGCTGCTCACCGGTAGCGGGTAAGTTCGGCATGGCAAGGCTTGGCCTGCCCCAGCAGGGGCAGTAGTATCTGACCGCACCGGCGGAGACACGGGCTCCGCTGGTGCGGCCAGTCATAAGATGCATGAAGAAGATAGGAGAGGTGCCATGGCGGGTACTAACCAGCCGAGTCAGAAGCCGGACGGCGGCGGCCAGCGTGCTGGTGGCGGTCGTGGCTACTCTGGCGTTTCCGGGGGTAATGACCCCACGACCGAACCGGGTCAGTACCCACCGGCCAGCGACGGTGGTATTTTCGGTGGCCCCCTCCCCACGGGGACGGGCGCACCGGGCAAGACCGGCGGACGTGGCGGTGGCGATGACACGACTGAGCCGGGTCAGCTGACTGACGGCCTGACTGGTGTCGATGACTCGGATATCACCAGCACGGGTGCCCCGGGTACGTCCACTTCCCCGGGTAGCGGTGGTGGCGGCACGTCGGTCACCTACACGAAGATGGGGTCGCACCTGACGGGTACGTACCAGTCGGAGACTTCCAGCGAGACCCTCACCGGTCCTGGTGAGTCGACCGAGGCGAACAGTGAGGGTTACGCGACGGGCGGCCCGCAGCTCCCCGGTATCAAGGGGAACGAGCCGGTACCTGGCGGGAAATACCAGCCTGGCAGTGGCCGGGTCCTGCGTGGCGGAAGGGCGGTGCGGGGATGAGTGACGTAGCACGTCAGTACCCGCCTGGTTCGGAACCATCGAAGGGTGGCGGCCTGCTGGCGGTGCAGTACCCGCCCGGCCTGGAGAAGGCCAGTCACCAGAACAAGGACCTGGCGCACGACTACAAGGATGACCGGACCAAGTAGGAGGCCGCTATGCAGGATCTTTCTAACCTGCTGAAGCCCGACCCGGTGACCGCCCTGGCTCCCACGTCGCAGGCTGGCGGGAACCAGATCGTCAGTAACGCGAACGCGCAGACCGCGCCGGGCAGCCAGCCTGCGCAGCCAGCGACGAGTATCACCGGTGAGGTCATCGATCACAACGAGCCGGTCATCCCGGCTTCCGGGCCGAAGATCCCGCCTGGCACGGATGGTAAGCCGCAGCCTGGTAAAACGTGGTCGCCGGGTGCACCGGCGTGGAAGAAGTAGGAGGAAATCATGCCTCAAGTTCCTGCCCCGGTCGAGGGCACCCCGAATCTGCCGTACCAGCCGTATGACGCGTCCGCCGAGGGCACGTCGGACACCGCACCAGGCCCCGGCCAGGTGTATGACGGCAACAGCGGTGCAGACCCGACCGGCTGGGAGAAGCTGCGTGACGGCGGTGCTGCTGACATGAGCAGCGGCCGGGTCACCGGTGGCTGGCCTGATAACGGCACGTCTGACGGTTCTGCCTGGAAGCAGACCTGATCCTGCGCCGGTTAGCGGCTGGCACCTGGAGGGCCCATGTGGTGGGTTACTGTCACTGGTGCGGCGGTTGGTCGCTGGAACCTCTCGATTCCTCATACATGTGCGGGCGGTGCCGGGATGGGTGGAGAGAAGCACACACCATGCGTGACCTGCTGATCATCACCCCGACCCGGGGCCGCCCTCACGGGGCCCAGCGCCTGATCGACGCGGTAGAGAAAACCTCCACAGCCGTGACTGACCTGGTGTTCGCGATGGACGACGACGACCCGTCTTACCCTGGCCTGACCGGGCGGTTCGAGTCAACTAGCGGCCCGAGAGACACGTGCGGCGGGTGGACGAACAAGATCGCCGCTGAACGCCTGGGCAGGTACCACGCGATCGCGTCGATCGGTGACGACCATGAGCCTCTCACCCGCGGGTGGGACACCATACTGCTGAACGCCATCGTGGACATGGGCGGTACGGGTATCGCCTACGGGAACGACACTGAGCACGGTGAAGACGTTCCTACCGCAGCGGTGATCAGCTCTGACATCGTGGCGGCACTGGGCTGGGTGTTCGAGCCGACCATGAATCACTTCTACGCCGACCTGGTGTGGAAAGAGATAGCGTGGGCGTCGTGCCTGGCGTACCTGCCTGGCGTGATCATCAAGCATTACAACCCGAACTACGGCACCGCCCCCATGGATGACACGTACACGGAGGCCCGTGACCGTTACGGTGAAGACGGCGACGCGTACAAGGTGTGGGGTGAGCACCGCCGCGCTGCTGACACTGCCACGGTCAGGGCACTGGCACAGGCCAGGCGGTCGTGAAGATTTACGACTCGTTCCTGTTCCGTGACGAGCTGGACCTGCTGGAATGCCGCATGGTCCAGATGGACACCTGGCCGGTGTGGCAGCACATTCTCGTAGAGGCGAAGGTGGATCACCAGGGGCACCAGAAGCCGCTGGTGTACGCGGAGAACCGGGAGCGGTTCGCACCGTGGGCTGACCGGATCAGGCACGTCGTCGTGGATTCCCTGCCTGACGCCGAGCCGATGATACGGGAAGCAGCACAACGGGACGCGGTATCCCGGGGCCTGACTGACGTTGAGGCGGGTGACTGGCTGATCCTCGCTGACGTGGACGAGATCCCGAACGATGTCGCGCTGGCAGCGGTGAAGAACCGCGAGGTGGGCGTGTTCGAGATGGTCTGCTGCATGTTCGCGGTCGACTGGCTGTGGGGGCCGCCGCTGAAAACCTCCGTGATCCTGCCGGCTGGTAACGGCGGGCAGATGTCCGTAGCACGCAGGGACGGGTGGTCCGCCGGGCCGGAGATACCGGGTGCGGGTCACCACCTGACGTGGCTAGGCGGGCAGGACGGGATCGCCGCGAAGATAAACTCGCACTGCCACACCGAATGTAACGCGGGCCTGGCCACGGGGAACGCCGCGGATGTTCTCTACCAGCATGGCCATAACCCGTTCGGGACACGCTTCGGGTACTCGGACCAGATGATCCCGGTAGACGTGGACGAGTCGTGGCCACGCTGGGTGTATGAGAAACGCTGCCCCGGGAACTGGTTCCGTCCCAGGGCAGGCTAGGATGACCGCGTGAGATACCTGATAACTGGCGGGGCCGGTTTCATCGGTTCCGCGCTGACACGCCGCCTGTCCCTAGAAGGCCACGAGACAGTCGTCCTGGATGACATGAGCCGCGGCCGGGATGACCGGCTCAGCGGACTGGAACGCTGCCACATCATCCACGGTGACGTACGCGAACCCGACATCGTGAACTACGCATCGCTGGGCTGCGAGACCATCCTGCATTTGGCTTACATGCAGGGAACCCAGACTTTCTACTCCGAACCCCGCCAGGTCCTCGACGTGGCCCTGCGGGGGATCGTGAACGTCCTCGAAGCGTGCCGGGTGAACGCCTGCCGGGAACTGCTCCTGGTGTCCTCATCGGAGGCGTACGAGACACCCCCGGTGTGGCCCACCCCCGAGGAAGTGCCGCTGGTCGTGCCTGACCCGCTGAACCCGCGCTACTCCTACGGGGGCGGGAAGATCGCATCGGAGCTGGCCGCGCTGGCGTGGCAGCGGACCGGGATCCTGGACCGGCTGGTCATCGTCAGGCCCCATAACATTTACGGGCCGGACATGGGCACCCACCATGTGATCCCCGAGTTCTGCCAGCGGATGAACGAGCTGACCAGCACCCACCCTGACGGGCCTATCGCGTTTCCCATCCAGGGAAGCGGTCAGGAAACACGGTCGTTCTGCTGGATCGATGACTGCGTGGACCAGTTCATGCTTCTGCTGGCGAACTCACCGGCCGGTTCTGAGATTTACCACATGGGCACGATGGAGGAGAAAACAGTCGCTGACGTGGCGTACCGTATCGCTGAGTGTTACGGGCGGAACATTAAACTGGAACCGGGGATCCTCCCGAAGGGTTCCCCGTCGCGCCGCCTCCCTGACATCGCGAAGATCACCCGTCTCGGGTACACCGGGCCCCGGGTCGGTTTCGATGAGGGTGTCGCCCGCGCCGCAGCCTGGTACCGTGAGCATCATGGCTGAGACGACGCAGGAACGGCCCCGGCGGATGCACTGGCGCAACCAGGATCTGCTCGACGCGCTGAAAGAAGCAGGAATCATCCGTGATGGTGATTACGTCCGCAGGGTCGTGATCGACGTGTGCGTGGGCAGCGCAGTCGTGGTCCACGTTGAACGGTACGGGGATGACCGGCTGCTGCGGGTGATCCGCGGGATGACCGGGGTGGATGTTCACTGTGACACGAGGGCCGAGAATGAGTAGGCACCTCGGCACCTATTACCGCCCCGAGGGACCGGTGCTTTCCTGCGGTTCGTGCGGCTCCGGCGGCCTGGAACATGTCCTCGACCTGGGGATGCAGCCGACCCCCCAGGCTACCGTAGGCAAGAAGAACAGCACGTACCCGCTGAGGCTGGTTAAATGCCCCAGATGCACCCTCGTCCAGCTCGATTACATCGCACCGCAGGACGAAGTGTTCGGAGTAGACTATCCGTACACCACCGGGAACACCAAAGCTCTCCGTGACCATTTCGAGCAGCAGGCCAAAGACGTGGACACCCTGCTGTGGAACGAGGGCTTCACCCTGCGCGGTGCTGTCCCCGGGCCGCTGGTCATCGACATCGGCGGCAACGACGGGACGATGCTGAAAGCGCTCCGCAACGAGGCCCCCGATGCGCGGCTGATGCTGATCGAGCCGACTGACCAGGCGAAACGCTGCACCGACCATTTCATCGAAGTGGTGCAGGAGTATTTCACCGCTGACCTGGCCGAGGACATCCGGGCGCAGCGTGGTGCCGCGCAGGTCATCACCGTGTCGAACGTGTTCGGGCATATCCCCGACCCGCATGACTTCCTCGACGGCATCCAGATCCTGCTGGCCGAGGATGGCACGTTCCTGATCGATAACCAGGACTGGTACAACGTATCCCAGGACCTCCAGATCGACACGATCTATCACGAGCACCTGCGGTTCTACACCCCGGCGTCGCTGGGGCTGCTGCTCGCCCAGCACGGCCTGATGATCACGAGCTGGAACCGGATAGGGATGCACGGCGGCTCGTTCCGCGCCCTGGTGGTCAGGGAGAAGCCCGACCTGGAAGTCCGGTCGATGGCGGTGGTCAACAAGCTGATCGGCCTGCTGTATGAGGCTGAGCGGGCCGGGCCTATCTACGCGGTGACAGCACCCACCCGGGCGACACCGCTGGTGAACTACGCGGGCCTGGGGAAGTTCCTGACGTGCGCGTGTGAGGTTGCCGGGTCGGAGAAGATCGGCGCGACCATACCGGGCACGGAAGTGCCGATCGTGGACGAGAAGGTGCTGTTCGAGGAGCAGCCGCCCACCGCCCTGCTCCTGGCGTGGGACCTCGCCAGGGGACTCATCCCCGCTTTGCAGCGCAAAGGGTACAGGGGTGACTTCATCGTCCCCCTGCCCGAGCCGAGGATCGTCAAAGGGGTGACGGACTGATGCCTGAGCCGATGATCCCGCTGCGGCTGATACCCCCAGCCCACCGACGCAGCGGGGTCATCTCGGTGACTGTCCCGTCGCGGGGACGTGAGGCGAAGCTGGCTGACTCCCTGCGGTCGCTGCTTCAGACAGCGCACCGCCCGGATCTCATCGAGATCCTCGTCGCGTACGACCCGGATGACCCGGACACGAAAAAGGTCGCGGTCCTGATGAACGCCGACGTGATCTGGGAGGCACCCGAACGGTACGGGTACGCCCGGTCAGGTCACTACTGGGCTGAGCTGCTGAACCGCTCGACCGGCGAGTGGGTGCTGCCCACCTGGTCCGATGATGCGATCATGAAATCCCCGAACTGGGACGACATGCTCCGCGCGCAGCCCCCGGGTTCCATCGCCTACCTCGACGGCAACTACCCGGGGCTGACATGTTTCCCGGCGGTCCACGCTGACGCGCTCGGCGCTATCGGCAGGCTCGCACCGCTGCCCGCACTGGACACGTGGTTCGAGTATGCGGGACGTGACAGCGGCAACCTCGTGCACCCTGGTATCTACGTCCACCAGGACCGCCCCGACCTGACCGGCTGCGAAGCAGACCAGACCCACGCTGAGGGCGGGGGTGCGTGGCGCAGCGGTGCGGGCGGCACGGTCCAGCAGGCGTTCTACCAGATGCCGTACGTCGAATGGCGGGCGGAAGACACCATGGCCCTGCGTCATCACCGCCAGATCGAAGAAGAGTACCAGGCCCGGATGGGTGCCTGGTCGGACATCATAGAGCAGATGCCGCTGATCAGGCAGGCTGCCCGGTCCTACTGGAAACCTGTCATCGGCGAGCTGGGAACCCGCACCGGTGAGTCAACATCGGCGCTGATCGCCGGGGCTTCCGCTTCTGGCGGCCACGTGTACAGCGTGGACCTGGACATGGGTGACCGGACTGGTGCCCCTAACGGTTTCAATGCCCCGCCGTGGTGGTGCGAGCAGGCAGGACTGTGGTCCGCGCTGTCCGGTAACGACCTGGGTGACGAGGCGGCAGCGTTCATCCCGGCCGAGCTGGACATCCTGTTCATCGACACGTCGCACCTGTACCAGCACACCCTGGATGAGCTGGCCATGTACGTCCCCCGGGTGAAGCCGGGCGGCACGGTCCTGATGCACGACGTGGAGCTGACCATCGGGGAGATGGTCGCCTACGGTGAACCGGGCGCTAGGGAAGATACCTACAGCCCCGAGTACCCGGTCGCAGCGGCGCTGGACTTCTACTGCTCCCAGCACGGGCTGACATGGACCCGCCAGACTGAAAGGCCCAGCCCGGTGCCGGGACGCCCGTTCTTCGGGCTCGGCACCATCGTGATCCCCGGGGGAGGTGATGCCCTGTGACGACTGTCGCGCCGTATCCTTCGCCTTATCCAGGGTCTTGTGGCAGGGTGGGTGGGTGAGCAAGACATGAAACTGAGCCTGGTGAGCTGCCGGTCCCCGTTTCTCGATGACGACCGGATCTACCCGCCGCTGGGGCTGCTGTACCTGAAAGCCGCGGTGATGGCGCAGGTCCCCGAAGCCAAGGTCGACGTGATCGATGACTACGGTGACCCGGGTGAGTTCGCGGACGCTGACGTGATAGGCGTCTCGGTGATGACACCGCAGCGTAAAGAAGCCGACCAGCTGGCCCGCATGATCAAGGACGCGTGGCCGGACAAGACGCTGATCGCCGGTGGCCCGCACGTTCGGCATTACGGCCGGGACATGTCGGACCGGTGGGATTACCTGGTCGGCGGGGACGGTGAACGTGTCCTGCCGCAGATCCTGCGGGGCGAACGTGTCCCCCGCACCACGTACGACCAGATCCCACGCGCCGAGCTGGCGGCTATGCCGCCACCGGACCGGCTGGGTGAAGCGTCGTTCCTGCGGGGTTACACGTACAAGCTCGCGGGCCTGCCGTCCACGACGATGCTGCTGGGGCGCGGATGCCCGATGGCATGCAAGTTCTGCGAGGACGCCCGGACGCTGACCCGGTGGACGTCGCTGGAAAACGCCGAGGCGGAACTAGCCGACATCGTTCTGCTGGGCTACCGCGGCGTGTACTTGTTCGATGACCTGTTTGCGATTAACCTGGGAAAATGCCAGCCATACCTGAACCTGCTGAAGAAGTCGGGCCTGAAATTCCGGTGCAACGTCCACGCGAAGTTCATGACGGACGAGTTCGCCGCGGCCCTCTCCTCCGCTGGATGCGTCGAAGTAGCGTTCGGGGCAGAGAGTGGTTCCCAGCAGATCCTGGACCGGATCGACAAGAAGACGACTGTGCAGCAGAATTACGACTGCGTGCGGCACTGCAAGAACCACGGGATCACCGTGAAGGCGTTCCTGATGATCGGCCTGCCCGGTGAGAACATGGAGACAATCGCCGAGACGGAGCGGTTCATCTGCACGTCCGGTATCGATGACGCGCAGATCGCGATCTACTACCCGTACCGGGGTACTGAGCTGCGCCGCGAAATGGACGAGGGCCTCACCACGGACCTGGCGTTCGAGGGTGAGGGGCTAGGTGCGTACGGGCAGAAGAACCTGGGGACCGACTCGGTGGTCCGCACCGAGGAACTCACCGCGCATGACCTGGTGCGGATCCGGTCGGACCTGATCGAGACGTACAAGTTCCACTCCCACGTGGGACCCCGGGATCATTTCTTCGACACGCACATGGCGGTGTCGTGAGCCTCCCCCTGGTCTCGGTGATAACCGCTACGTGGAAGCGGAATGACCTGCTGCTGAGCCGGTGCATCCCGTCGGTGCAGGCGCAGGGATACCCCGCGGTGGAACACATCGTCATCTCCGACGGGCCGGACAACAGGCTGGCCAGGCGGCTGGCTGAACCGCGGCTGGACGGGTGGAAGAACCTGCTGTACAAGGAGGTGGACTGCCACGTCAGCGACGACCATTACGGTCATTACGCGCGGCTACTCGGCCTGGAATACGCGTCAGGCGAGTACGTCACCTACTGCGACGACGACGACTCGCTGCGGCCGGACCACTGTTACCGCCTCGCCACGGCACTGGATGAGGATCCTGACGCAGGGTTCGCCGTGTCGCGTATGGTCGCGCACCACGCCCACCCGGTGACGGTCGGGTGGGGGCCGCTCGCACCCGGCAACGTGGGCTCCCCGATGATCATGCACCGCAAGTGGGTGCTGGACCACGGCACGTGGGGACCGGCTTCGTGGAAGGAAGACTGGGAGCTGGTCGAACGGTGGCTGGACGCGGGCGTCAAGTACGTGAACGTGGACGCTGAGACTTCCGACGTGTGGCCGTCACGGTTCCGGGTTGAGGCGTGAAAGCCTTCATCATCTTCCGGGATCGTGTGACATACGCGGCCCGGTGTGCTGCCGCACTGGCCCGTGCTGGCCTGGAAGTGGTCATCGTGGACCAGGGATCCACGTATCCTCCTGCGCTGGCCTGGCTGGACGTGCTGGAGATCCGCGCAGGCACGCAGGTGCTCCGAAAGGGCGGCGGGCACCCGCAGGAACTATGGGGCTGGGACCCCTTCCGGCAGGCATGCGGGACTGAACGGTACGTCGTGACCGACCCGGACGTGGTACCGGATGACCTGTGCCCGCTGGACTGGCCGGAACGGCTGGAGAAAATCCTGGACGACTCGGACTACTCCAAGATCGGGATGGGCCTGCGGATCGATAACATCCCCGAGACGTACCAGCATCACGACCACGTGGTCGAGTGGGAACGGCAGTTCTGGACGCACCCCGTGGGTGACGGCAGCGTGTTCTCCGCGCAGGTCGACACGACCCTGGCGATGTACAACCCGCTGCCCGACTTCCCCCACTTCACCATCGACGGGCTCCGCACCGGCCCCCCGTACGTAGCGGAGCACCTGGCGTGGTATGAGGACCTTGAAAATCTTTCACCGGAGTTGCAGTATTACCATGAGCACGCCGAAGCTGGCATCTCATTCTGGACTCTGGAGGACCGCAGTGCCTGGAACCAGTGACCGGACGATCATCTTCCCGTCTATCACCACGGCGGTCACCCCCGCTGAGTCAGCGGAGCTGGCCCGGCTCGCAACCGGGTGCACAGTCCTGGAACTGGGGTCGTTCTACGGGTACTCCACGATCGTGATGGCGTCGGTCGCTGACATGGTGTACTCAGTCGACTGGCATCAGGGCGACGACCACGCGGGCCAGTACGACACGTGGGAAGACTTCAACGCGAACCTGCTCGGGTATGGTGTCAAACCGCACGTGCAGGCGGTGAAGGGCCGGTTCGAGGAGGAAGTGCCCCGGCTGTGGCGTGCGGGTGTCCGCACTGACGGCGCGTTCCTCGACGGCCAGCACGACGAAGCCTCTGTCCGCAGGGACCTGGAACTGGCACTCATGCTGGTTAAGCCGGGCGGGTGGGTCGCGTTCCACGACTACGGGCGTGGTGAGGAAACAGGACACCACGGGTTCGAGGTCACGAAGGTAGCGGACGACTTCGGTGTGACCGACGTGGTGGGCTGCCTGGCGTGGGGAACCTACGAGCCGCCCGAAGACTGACATGCGTCACTGGCTGGGTGTCGACTCGGGTGAAGGCGTGCCGTACCTGTTCTACTCGGGGCTGTTCGGCGTGATCGTGTTCACGCTCGGTCAGGTCGCGAACGTGTACGCCACGCTGCGGCGGAACAACTGCCACCAGCCGAACTGCTGGCGTCTCGGCCGGTTCCCCGTGGAGGGCACCGCGTGGAACTGCTGCCACCGGCACCACCCGGAACCCCCGGTGAAAGAAACGATCCGCGAGCGGTACCACCTGTATGCGGGAGACAAGATCGGTGATGGCTGATAACGCAGACGGCCTGGCGGATTTCATCATGGGCCTGCCCGAGGGTGAACGCCACAAAGGGTTTTTCTGGGCGGCGAAGACCGCGGCCGGGAATGACCTGCCGCCAGTCGAGGTGACGAAGATCATCAACGCGGGTATCCGCGCCGGGCTGGAAGAAGCGTACGTCCACCGGACCGTCACCGAAGCGCAGGAGGAAAAGTGAGCCGTTTCATGATCCCGCGGGTAGCTCACTGTTCCACCGGCGGTTTACAATCTTGACGTGAAGATTTTCGCTGGTCATGATGGCGGGTCCGGGTGCGGCTGGTACCGCATGGAACTCCCCATGGCACAGCTCGCCGCCCACGGCTACGAGGTGACGCTGGCATCGGCGGATGCGGATAAGACACCGGGTATCACCGCCCGCTCTATGGAGGGTCACGACGTGATCGTGGCGCAGCGGTTCAACAAGCCCGGTGGCGTCCACATTTACCGTGAAGCCCGCACCCCGCGGAACCGGCTGGTGTACGAGCTGGACGACGACGTGTTCGCGATCTCACCGGAGAACTTCAACGCGTACCACATGTGGCAGCGGCCCGACATCCTGGATGCGGCGACGCACGCGATGGAAGTGTCAGACCTGATAACGTGCAGCACGGAGCCGCTGGCGGAGGTGCTCCGCGAGTACAACCCCAACGTGGCCGTGCTGCCTAACCACATCCCCGGGTGGGTATGTGACGTGGAACGGAACCGGCGGGTGCGCCCAGCAGTGGGCTGGGCCGGGGGCGCTTCGCATGGCGCGGACGTTGGCCTGATCTCTGGTCCGGTCCGCCGGTTCCTCAAACGTTTCCCCGGGTGGGACCTGCGCCTGACCGGGACGGATTACCGTCCCACGTTCAAGGCGGGTGACCGTGCGGTCTTCACCAAGTGGGTGCAGGTCAACGACCACCCGGAGAAGTTCTACAAGTCTCCCGACTGGGACATCGGGCTGGCCCCCGTGGTGCCGAACCGGTTCAACGCAGCCAAGTCGTGCCTGAAAGCGATGGAGTACGGGGCTCTGGGCATACCCACGATCGCGTCGGACTACTACCCGTACACCGGTTACATCCGGCACGGCGAGACCGGGTTCCTGGTCAGGCGGGATCACGAGTGGCTCAGCTACATGTCGGAGCTGGCCTCCGACGACAGCCTGCGGGAGAAAATGGGTGCCGCTGCCCGTGAGCAGGCCCGCCAGTGGACCATCGAGAACGGGTGGGCGAAATGGGCGGAGACTTACGAGGGGCTGTTCCGGTGATCTGCCACCCGTGCAAAATGGATTTCCACGATTCCTGTGATAACACGCAGCCGTCCCACGGTGGCGGCAACTGGTGCGACTGTCAGCATGAGGACCGGGTCTGGCCGGAGGAAGAGGAACACTGATGACAAACGTTCAGATGCTGGTGCACATCACCGGCGGGCGCGCTGACGGCAGCGTGTGGCCAGCGGTGGGTCACGAGAAGCCGCTGAAGGTCAGCAAGGCTGAGGCGCAGGACCTGTACACCGCGCAGCTCGCCCGCCCCTGGCCGGGTGGTGACGAAGAGGAGCAGACCGCTGAGGCCGCTGCGACCGCGCAGACCGAGGCGCTCGTAGAGGCAGCAGTACCACCGGTGCAGTGGCCCCCCGATGAGCCGACCAGGATGGGTGCGCAGGCTGAGCCGGTAGCGGAGGCTGACGAGCCCGAGGCGCAGGATGCTGACGCACCCAAGCCGGCCGCACCCAAGGCTGACTGGGTGGAATGGGCGGTGTCGCAGGGTGCTGACGAGGAAGAGGCTAACGCTTCCACGAAACAGCAGCTGATGGAACAGTACGGGGCGCGCCCGTGACGACGCGCGTAACCAAATCGAACGGCAAGGTCTCGTTCGATAACGGTGAAACCTGGCATACGGTCACTGACATGGAAATGTCGTGGAGCACCATCGAGGAAACCCGTGGCGGGGAAGAACCGGGTGACTGGAAGGTCGCCTGCGAGGTCATCCCGGTGGTCAAGGAGAAGGACAGCGAATGACCACGAAGCTCCGTGAGCTTCTCGACACGGTCCGGCAGGTTGACCGGAAGTGGCAGAAGCAAGTTGAGGTCCCGGAAAAATTCACCCCGTGGATGCCCGCTGACGTGGCCCAGTACCTGGTGCTGCTGATCGAGGCGATGCATGAGGCACCGGGGGAGAAGTTCCTTGAGATCGGCTGCGGCCCGGGCACGAAGATGCTCCTGGCGCGGGACGCCCTGTGTGACATGCTGGACGTATCCGGGTTCGACCGGGTCCCCGAATACGTGCAGGCCGCACGTGAACTTGGCCTGAACGCCGTGGTGTGCGACGCGTTTGACTACCCGGCGTACAACAAGCATGACATCGTGTTTTTCAACCGGCCGTTCCGTGACCGGCAGATGCAACGTGACCTGGAACGCCTCGTCTACACGAGGATGCGCCGAGGTGCCGTGGTGATCTGCATGAACCTGGAGAACAAGCCGCCATCTGACAAGTTCCTCGTCATCACCGACGACTGGGAAGAGGGGCGGCGCGGGGTATGGCTGAAGTTGTAATCTCCCACGACTACGGCGGGGACGTAGGCGAGAACCCCGTGACCGCGCCGGTGGAGAACAAGGTCGTGGTGGCTGGCCTGGCATCGGCTTCCGCGGCACCGGGTCCAGCGGAAGTCGAGGAACCTGACAGTGGCGTGGACTGACAGCCGCATTTTCCAGCAGGCTATGCTCAACCCGATCGCAGGGCGTTCCTGGACGACAGCGGCACCCACCACATATTCTTCGCTTTCCGCCGATACGATCGACGTGTCACTTTTCAATAACACGACCACCCCTGACCGCACCGCAGCGGTCGCTAACACCGGATATAACACGGGGGTATGGGTCACCGGTAATGAGGTTGTGGACGTGACGAACTGGGTGGCTGGCGGCCGGGCGCTAGCATCGAAGACGTTCACCATCGACACCGGTTCATCCAGTATCTGTTTCGGTGCGGCGAACCTGTCCGGTGGCGGCAACGTCACCCTGGCGAACGTGTTCGGGTGCTTCGTCTACGACGCCACGATCACAGGCGGAACAGTCTTGAAGCAGGGGCTCTGCTATAACTACTTCGGCGGGGCCCAGGGTGTCACCGCCGGGGCTTTCACGATCGTCTGGGCGACACCCGGTGGTGGCGCTATCAGCGCGGTCTTCAACATTACCGTGTGAGGCTGGATATGAACGTTCCCCTGCTCGTCGCCTACCAGGACTGGTACTGCCCGGAGTGCGGGGCTGAGGAGCGTACCCCGCCGCTCCCTCCGAACTCGTCACGCATGCACACCTGCCCTCGACTCCACATGCTCACCGCGCCCCTGGTGCGGGCCGGAGCGGACTGCAAGCTCGTCGCCAGTGAACGCGAGGACTACCTGGGTGACGAAGTGCAACGCACCGGGGACGACGGAAAGCCATACATGAACGTGGAAACACAGCACGCCGATGGGCACAACGACATCGCCGTTTTCGCGCCAGTAGCGAGAGGTTACCTGTGAGTAAGTACGACGAGGGTGGCATACTCCCACCCGGCTGGGCGACGGTAGAAAACGACACAGGTCAGGATCTTGTTATCCACGCACCCTGCGCAGCGGCGCAGGGTTCAGCGTCCATGAACAGCGAATCTGAGGAGGCGGGCGATGGCCTGGACTGACAGCCGGATCTTCACCCAGGCGGTACTGAACCCGCTCACCGCGTCCGCGTGGTCTACGGTCGAGCCCACCTCGTATGGTGCGACCGGGTTGTCCACGGACACGATTAACGTCGCTACGTACAACAACTCGGTGACACCCGACCGTGACGCTGCTGTCGCATCCACCGGATACGCGACGGGCACATGGTCCGGTAACGAGATCACCGGGACGAACTGGGCGGCTGGCGGGCAGGCTCTCGGATCCAAGACTTACACCGCCAACCTGGGCGCTGTGCCGTTCATCGTTTCGTTCGACGCGGCTGACGTATCCGTGGCTGCTGTCACCTTGCTGGCGTTCTTCGGGGACCTGACGTACGACAACACGATCTCAGGCGGGACCGTCGCGAAGCAGGGATACTGTTTCCACTACTACGGCGGGACGCAGAGCGTCACGGCGGGCAACCTCACGATCATCTGGGACACGACCGGGGTCTTCCGGTTCAGCGTTTAAGGAGAAGCAGCATGATCTTGACGGGCACGTTCAATCTCGCTGGCGATCCGACTATCTCCGTGGATATCGTCGCCGCCGCCTACGAAAACGCCGGGCTCAGCGTCCCTCCCGAATACCCTGACCAGCACTGGTATCTTCAGCGGGCTGACACCGCTTCTGTCTCGCTGGAAGGTTTCGCGGCCACCGGCTACCCGCTGCCAGGCAATGCAGGATCTGTTACTCAGTACAATTTCCCACTGGGCAACACTCCACACCTGCGGAATCACTCCACTAGCACAGCCACGCTCTACTACATACTAGTAGCTAGCTGACAAAGCAACGTGAGAATCTGCTACTTCTGGACGAAGCTCTGGGACGAGGCCGTCGAGGCGCTCCCACCCGACGCCGAGCAAGTGTACGTCGGTGAGTCGCTTACCTCCTACTGGGACGCTCTGAGCGCACGGTGGGGCACTGATGACCTGATGATCGTGGAGCACGACATCGTTCTGCACGACCAGGTGGTGGAGCAGTTCGAGGCGTGCCCGAACGTTTGGTGCACGTTCCCGTACTGGCATGACGAGTGGCTGGACGAGGCCCTCGGGTGCACCCGGCTCCGCCTGTCGATCCAGCAGCAGATCACCCCGGCGGAGATCCAGGAGGAATCCTGGGGGTCGTGCTGGGAGTGCAACCCGACCGCGACGATGCCGACCGTGGATGAGCTACGAGACCTGCCGAAGTGGCGGCAGCGGATCAAGGACGGCGAGATCCTGGGATGCTGGCGTCACATCGACGGAAAGCTCATCTGGTCGATGCGCAGGCATAAGCAGAAGGTGTGCGTACACCTGCCCACGGTGGAACACCTGAGTCACCGTGTCATCCCCGATGGTAATTTTTACGTGAGGAGCTGGGAATGACATTCCAGACCGGGACGAACACCGAGGTCCTGTACTGCATGCCCGCCGCTGGCGCAGCCCTGGCGAACAGCACCGCAGCGGCGATCATTTCCGCGAACACGTCCACCAACCCGCCGTACCAGCTTCCCCCGATACAGAACCTGTTCGGCGGTCCTTCCTATGCACCAGGACGGGCCATGCGCGTCGTGGCCCGGGGTACGTTTGGCACCACGGGCAGCCCGACGTTTACACTCACCTGCGGTTTGAACGTTTCCGGGTCCCAGGGCAATACGGGTTTCGCGACTGGGGTCATCCTCGCTGCGACGGGGGCATTTACGGCACCTACCACGATCACGAACGGGATCTGGGAGCTGGAATTCGGGATCGACATCAACTCGATCGGTGACACGAACGCCACCGCTGCGCTGAGCCTGGATGCGCTCGGCCGATTCATCCTCGGTTCGGGTAACAACGCTGCCACCGCAGCGGCGACCGCATACATGGTGGGCTCCGCCACGGCGATCACTACGGTGGTCCCGCAGAACGCGTACTGGGTTGAGCTGGTCGGCAAGTGGGGTACGGCCAGCGCGTCGAACACGATCACCTGTCTCCAGTTTGAGGTGCTCGGCCTGAACTAAACATAGGTCCCGGACACCTGCCGGCCGGAAAGGGTAGCCCGCCATGGCTTTCACGGTTAAGGCTACTCAGTCGGGTGGCGCGGGTATCTTCCTGGCCGTCAAGGTTCTCTCTGGTGCCAGGGTCGCGTCTTCACCCGCCACTGCTACAGAGAACAGCCTGACTCTCGCGCCTACCGCGAGCATCACCACCACCACGGTAGGCGCTCAGGTCTACGGCTCGATCATCTACACGGTCAACAACAGCTCGACGTTCACCGCAGCAGCCGGCAATACGATCGCTGACTCGATCGCGGGTGTTGGCGACACGTTCGGCTCCACCCGCCTGACTGCCGCTGTCGTCACGCCCGGAGCGACCGCTGTCGGTGCCACCGCCCCAGCCGGTAACGGGACGTTCGGCACGTCGGCCGCGTTCCTGGAGATCCTCCCGGCCGGGACTATTGCCCAGGACGGTTCTACCCCGGCTGCTGTCGCCAGCGGTGCGCTGTCTTCAATTACGACAGCGGCGTTCACCCCGCCGCCTGGCACGCTCCTGGTAGCGCTGGTCAACACCGACGCGGCGCAGACCATCCCGGTGATCACGGATACGTCGGGCCTGGGCCTGGTCTGGACACGGCAGGTCTCATCGACCAGCGCTAGCCAGTCCGGTGGTGCCTGGATCTACACCGCTGTGATGCCAGGTGTCGCTTTCGACAATGCTGTGGGCGCGAGCACGGCTGGTACCGCTTTCACGGTCAGCCCGCACACCTGGACGCACGTCAACAACGGCAACTGCATCATCGTCGCGTTCGACGCTTCTGCGGCCAGCACCAACCTCGTCTCGGCGGTCACCTACGGCGGCGTGAACATCCCGCTGCTGACATCCCAGAACGGCGCTGGTGCCACCCCGAACCTCACGGTCTACGGGCTGGCAGGCCCCACCGTCCCGACCGGCAGCAACACCGTATCGGTCACGTTCACCACCGGTTCCGGGGATTTCATCGCCGGGTCCGTCTCCCTATCAGGGGCGGCCTCGCTGGGTACCCCAGTGAGCAATTCCATCGCCGGTGCAGGGGCGGGCACGCTCACGGTCTCTGTGCCCGGTACCACGGCCGGTGGCGTGATCGTCGCTTCTGCGACTTTCGGTGGTGGCGGCGGTGGCACGTTCTCCGGTACGAACGGTGTCACCATCGGGTGGCAGAACAACGTCGGCACCGGCAACGCGGGCGATAACGCGACGATGGGCACTGTGTCCTCCGCTGGCGGTGCCCAGACGGTCGGCTTCAGTGACAGCGGTGGCAGCGACACCTGGACGCTCATCGCGGTCGAGGTGCTGCCCCCTTCACCTCCTTCTTCTCCTCCGCCGCCTCGTGCCCAGCCAGGTAGTGCGTGGCGGGTGCAGCGCAAGTTCAGTCACACGCGCCGCCCGAAGCCTTCGGTCGTCAAGATCCCGCCCCCGTTCGTCACGAATGTCACCGGGGCGCTGACCTCGAACGTCGGACCAGGCGGTGTGCTGCTGCGGGTCTACGCGCTGACCGGTCAGGCTGCCAGCCCGATCGGGAACACGGGCTCGGCTGCTTTCCATGCCGCCTCGACGGTGCTGGCCGCGTCGATCACGACCACGCAGACGGGCAGCCGTGTCTACGGGGCGCTGGAAAACAACAACACGTCCGGGGCTAGCTCCGCTCAGGCTGGCACGACGCTGGTCGATGATGTCCCTGACGGGCTCAACAGCGCCCAGTACCTGTCGTGCAAGACCACCAGCCTGACGGGCACGCCGGGTGCTGCCACAGTGGGTGCTACTAACGCGTTCACTTCTGGTTCTGTGGCGCTGGTGGAGATCCTGCCAGGGACCGGGCTGACCGAGGATTTGTCGTCGCCGCCCCCGGTGTCCTCGACTTCGCTTACCTCGGTCACGTCGGCCTGGTTTGCGCCGCCACCCGGGTCTCTGCTGGTCGCACTGTTCACCGCTGAGGGTGACGGGGTTAACACACAAACCGCCAGTATCACGGACGCCGCGGGCCTGGTGTGGACGCAGCAGAAGCTGGCCTGCATCACAGCTTCGGGTCTTTCCGGTGTGTGGACCGCGCAGGTGCCGCCCGCACCGGTAGCCCCGACCAATGTCAATGTCAACGCGCCAGGTGTCGCGGCGACGGGCGTATCACCGCAGCCTGTCGTCAAGATAGACCTGCCGCAGACCGGTGTCGCAGCTACCGGTTCAGCCCCGCAGGCGACGGTCAGCCTGACCGTTTTCGCGGGCATCCCGACTGCTACGGGCACAGCACCCGGGCCTGTCCCTGCGATATCGGTCCTGGCTGGTATCCCCACCGCGACAGGTACGTCACCGGCCCCGTCCATCCAGACGGGCCTGACTGTCAATGCCGGGATCCCCACCGCTACCGGTGCGGCACCGGGACCTGTTGTCGCTGAGGCTGTCAAACCTGGCATTCCCACGGCTACGGGCAGCGCCGCCGCGATTGTCGCTGAGGCTGTCCTGGCGGGCATACCTACTGCTACGGGTAGCGCACCTGCACCGCAGATCCTGACGGGGCTGACCGTCAACGCCGGGATCCCGACTGCTACGGGTGCAGCATCACAGCCGGTGGTCGCTGATGCGGTAATTCCTGGCATACCTACTGCTACGGGCAGCGCCGCCGGGTTCGTGAACATCCAGGCTAAGCCTGGTATCCCCACGGCTACGGGTACGGCACCGCAGCCAACGGTGGCTGAGGCTATCCTAGCCGGGATCCCGGTCGCTACCGGGGTAGCACCGCAACCAGGGATCGTCACCGGCCTAGTCATCACCGCTCCTCCTGTCACGGCGGCAGGCTCAGCATCTGCCATAGCGAACATCCAGCCGATCGCTGGCGCACCGGTAGCCACGGGCACGCCAGCGCAGCCGGTTGCTGCACCGTCGGCATTCGCTGGTGCTCCCACCGCTACCGGTTCAGCAGCAGCAGTAGCGAACATACGCCCCGTGGCTGGTGCACCCACAGCTACAGGCGCAGCCGCGGCGACCGTCTCGATCTTCGTCAACGCGGCCATACCTGTCGCTACGGGTACGTCACCGCAGCCGGGGATCGTCACCGGGCTCGTCATCAACGCACCCCCGGTCACCGCGTCGGGCCTGGTATCGCAGCCGGTCATAGCAGAGGTTATATTCGCCGGGATACCTGCCGCAACGGGCAGCGCACCACCGGTTACGCGTGGGGTCGGTGCAGGGATACCGACCGCTACCGGGTTTGCACCGCAGGCGAAGATAGCCGAGTCGGTGTTCGCTCTGGTTGCGGTCGCTGCGGGCGTGGCACCGGATGCCCAGGCGGTATCGGTCCTGCCGCATGTCACCGCCCGTTCCACGTCTTCGGTGGATGCGAAGGTGAATTCCACGTCAGCAGCGGATGACCCGCGTGAGGCCAGTAGTGCTGTCGGAGGGCGGGGTTCCACCTCGTCAGCTGACAGCTCGAAGGGCGGCGCGGGTTCACCGCTGGTGACAGGGGCACGTGATAGCGTTTCATCAGTGACGTAGAAAGGGAGGGTCGCGGTGTCGAGTACCGTCTTCTACGACAACGCCAACGAATTCGCGACCCTCACTGTCACATTCAACGTGCTGACCATACCCACCGATCCGACCGCAGTTTCATGTCTTGTCACTGACCCAGCGGGCGGGCAGGTTACTCACACGTTCGGTGGTGCTGCCCCCGCTGACGTGACCAAGGTCAGCACCGGCAAGTACAAGCTGGATATAGCGTGCTCACCGTCGATCACCGGGGTTGAGGGCCTGTGGTCCTACGCATGGGTAGGGACCGGGGCGGCAGCCGACGTGCAGCCCGGGACGTGGCGTGTCCTCGCGCTGGACCAGCCCCGGTGGTACGTGGGACCCGAGGAGCTGAAGGACCGCATCGGCCAGACGGACAGCACAACCGACTCGGTCCTCGCGTCGGTGTGCCTGGCCACCTCGCGGTGGATCGACCGGTACTGCGGGCGTCACTTCTTCCGCACGACCGACGTGCGGACCTACCAGCCGACCAACATCGCGCTGCTGGTCACCGATGACATCGTGTCGGTCACCAGCCTGAAGGTCGATGTTGACGGTGACGGCGTGTTCGAGACCACGTGGACTCAGGGCACCAACTATCAGCTCCGCGTCGGATGGGGCCAGTACAACACGGGTGAGTACAACCAGCTCGCGTCGGGTGAGCAGAAGCCGTTCACGCAGGTTCAGGTGATCGGCTCAACGAACTTCTTCCCGTTCATCTGGCCGTTCGTCCACATGGACCGGGTGCAGATCAGCGGGGTGTTCGGCTGGCCCCAGGTCCCCCCGGTGGTGACGCAGGCTGCACTGCTGATCGCTGCTGACTGGTTCAAGATGAAAGACGCACCGTGGGGTGTGGCGGGTATCTCCGACCTGGGGATCATCCGGGTCCAGTCGAACCCGTGGATCAGCGAGCAGCTCCGCCCGTATTGCCGGGCACGCGGAAAGGTCGGGGTGTGAAACCTGCTACGCGCGGTGTGCTGACCACGCAGAACTCACCGGCGATCGTCGCTGTCATATTCGGCTTCCCGGGCGGGCGGCGGGGCGGCCGGGGCCGGTGATCAGTGGCCGGGAAGCGGTGCACGTTCTACGCGAACGGCGTGCACCACTTCGTGTTCTACGGGAAGAAATACGCGCAATGCCGGTGCGGGCACAAACTGAAAAGGGTGTGAACCGTGGCTGACATCAACGCGATAGCCACCGCCATGGCGAACCGTATCGCCACGACCGGGGTGAAAGCCCTCCCGTACGCACCCGGTGCGATCGTCCCCCCGGCTGTGGTGGTGATACCGGACCGGCCTGCGATCCTGTACGGGCAGACGATGGACGGGGAAGTCAACCTGAACTTCCTCGCGATCGTGGTCCTGTCAGCGGCGAACGACACGACCGGCCAGCTCAACCTGAACAACTTCGTGGCCTCGTCGGGTGCCCAGTCGGTCAACGCGGCGATCCAGGGTGACCCGTCACTCGCGGGGACGGTGGAATTCGCTATCGTCCTCCAGGTCGGCACGTACGGCCTGATCGAATACGCAGGCCAGCAGTACATCGGGGCTTCGTTCCTCATCCAGTGCGGGGCGCACCTGTGAAAATAGCGATCATCGGTTACCTGGGTATCGTCGGCCAGGCACAGGCACGCATGTTCACCGGGCATGACCTGGTGCGCCGCGACACAGCAGACGGTTCTGCCCGCGCTGATCTCACGGGATGCGATTTCGCGGTGGTGTGCGTGGGCACCCCGTCAGGCGACGGGGGTTACGCCGACCTGACCTTCCTGGACGAAGCGATATCATCCCTGCCTGAATCGCTGCCCATCCTGATCCGTTCCACTGTCCCGCCTGGCACAACCGTCAGGGTCAGCGCTGCACGCAGCGGTATCACAGCGTGCGCACCGGAGTTCCTGACCGAACGTAAAGGCGGCGCGTGGCCGGACAGCACCGACGTGCCGTTCCTGATCCTGGGCGGAGACACCGGAGGGCTGGGTTTCTTCCGGCCCCGCCTGGCCATGGTGTTCCCCGGTGAGATCATCGAATGCGCCCCGACCGCAGCCGAGCTGGTCAAGTACACCGCGAACCTGTACCAGGCCACCCGGGTCACGTTCGTGAACGAGATGGCCCGGATATGCGAGGCACGCGGGGTGGACTGGGAACAGGTCCGTGCAGCATGGCTGGCCGACTCACGGGTGGACCCGCAGTACACGGCCATGGAAGGTTTCCCGCCCGGGTTCGGCGGCCGGTGCTGGCCAAAGGATCTCGAAGCCCTGATCACAGCGGCCCGGAGCTGCGGGTATGAGGCTTCGTTCCTGGTCGCGGTCCGTGAGGCAAACCAGCGTTTCACAGCGGAGGTCGAATGAGGGTTCTTGTTGTCCACCCGGGGCCGAACTTCTCGGTCGCTGACGTACACAACGGGTGGGTAGACGCATTGCAGGGGCTGGGCTGCGAGGTTGCCTCGTTCAACACAGACGACCGGATCCAGTTCTACGCGCATTCGCTGATAGACACCGGTGAGGTCGATGAGGAAGGCCACCCGCTGGTCCGCCGGGCGATGAGCAACGATGACGCGTTCCGAGCTGGCATGCAGGGCCTGTCCCACGCGTGTTTCACGATGTGGCCGGACGTGGTGGTCTTCGTGTCGGGGTTCTTCGTGACCGCCGGTATCTTGCAGCTGCTCCAGTCGAGGCGGATGAAGGTGGTGCTGCTGGCCACCGAGTCCCCGTACCAGGAGAAGATGCAGCTGGAACGGGCGCAGTGCACCGACGTGACGCTGCTGAACGACCCGGTGAACATCGAGCAGTACCGGGACATGGGGATCGTCGCCGAGTACGCACCGCACGCCTACCGCCCGTCGGTCCACTACCCGCACGGACCGGGGGACGTGTGGAAACCCGAGCTGGAAGCGGACCTGTCGTTCATAGGGACGGGGTTCAAGTCGCGGGTGGAGTTCTTCGAGCGGATGAACCTGCGTGGCCTGGACGTGCTCCTGGGCGGCTGCTGGGTGGACGTACCGGAGGAATCGATCCTGAACCAGTACCTGGGTCACGGGCCCGACGTGTGCGTCGACAACACCGAGACCGCTGAGATCTACCGGCACGCGAAAGCTGGCATCAACTTCTACCGGCGTGAGTATGACGACGCTGATGACGACGCGGTCCAGCCGTACGCGATGGGTCCCCGTGAGGTGGAGATGGCCGCGTGCGGCCTGTTCTACCTTCGTGACCCCCGCCCCGAAGGCGACCAGCTACTTCCCATGCTTCCCACGTTCTCCGGCCCCGAGGATGCCGGTGAGCAGCTCCGCTGGTGGATCAGCCACGACAAGGAGCGGGAAGCAGCAGCCGCGGCAGCGCGGGAGGCAGTATCTAACCGCACGTTCGATGAGAACGCGCGGCGGTTGCTGAAGCTGCTGGACTCATAATTGAATAGTGTCACCGAGGCCGTAGCCACCTCACGAGGTGCGGACGGAGCCGGTTCTTTCACAGATCCGTCCCGTAATAGTAAGGAGCACCTACTGTGAGTAGGATCCACGGCCGGAACGGGATCGCGTACATCGCGGTCCAGTCCGGTGCTGCGGCCTCGCCGATGGCATTTCTCACCGACTGGTCGATTAACTTCGTCGTGAACAAGGTCGACGTTACCGCGATGGGTGACCCCAACCTGATCTGGGTCGCCGGTCTCCCTGACGCATCCGGTGACTTCTCCGGGTTTTACGACACCGCGACCGCGCAGACGTACGTCGCGGCTACTGACGGCCTGCCGCGTAACATGTACCTGTACCCGAGCACGCTGGGCCAGCAGGGTGCTAACCCTGGCCAGTACTTCTTCGGTACGATCCTCCCCGACTACAGCGTGACCGGTGGTGTCTCGGCCGCCGTGTCGCTGAAGTCGACATGGAACGCCGCCTCGCCTATTATCCGCTACCCGAACGTGGGTATTCCGGGCACCTAATCTCATGGTGCTGGACAGCGGTGTGGGCCCGACGACGGCGGAGGTCACGTAACAGGCGGGCCTCACACCGGCAGTACCAGCATGAGGAGATGTGCTAAATGGCAGATGACGTGCGCGCCGAAGTCGAGATCGCTGCGACCCAGGTGCAGGCGTCCACAGACCGGGAACTGTCCGGCGAGGTCATCAACCATGACAGGGTGGTGACTCTCGCCGGGCAGGACTTCCGGGTCGCGGAGAAGGTCGGGCTCATGCCGTTGCTGAAGTTCAGCCACGCGGCTGAGCTGCGCGCAAACGACTCCCGCGCGTATGTGGCGATGTACGAGATCCTCCGCGACGTGATCATGGAGGCCGAGGAGCCGTGCGGTGAATGCGCGGCCTGCAAGGAAGCCGGGGACGACCCGACAGCACGCGACTGCATATACGCAGACGAAGGTGACTGGGGTAAGTTCCAGGAACACGCCGTCACCTGCAAATGCGAGGCGGAAGAACTATTCGACGTGGTAGAGCAGGCGATCAAGGTGATCTCAGCCCGCCCTACCGGGTCGCCATCCAGCTCTGCGGATGGGTCGCGGCGCACTTCGCGGAACTCGACGGCAGGCAACTCCGCCAAACGGGGCGCGGCCTCGAAACCCTCACCCCGCGGCAGGCGTGCAACCTCGCGCTGACGTGCATGACGGAAAGCATGGAAGAGGAGCAGCACGAGGAATTCATGGAGGAACTGTACGCCAGGGATTCGGCTGAGAACACAGCGAAGCAGCAGCTCCGCGAGCACATGGAAGCCGCTGGCATCCAGTGGGACGAGGAGATCTGATGGCGGGTGTTGAGGTTATCAGGTTCCGGTTCAACGAGGCTGAGGTGCAGGCGTTCCTGAACGACCCGGACGGCCCGGTTGCGCACCTGATGCGCGAGCTGGGCCTGGAAGCGGAAGGTTTCGCCCGGGCTAAGGTCCGCAAGCGCGCGTCCCCGTCCCCGGGTAAGAGCGGCCGGCCGGGCACGTCCGCACCACCGGGCAGCACAGCAGCGTCGATCGATTCGGCGTTGCACGCGAACGGGTTCCGCATCCCGTGGGCCGAGGTGTCCGCGGACATGGTGGGCTTGTTCCTCGAAAAAGGCACCAGGCCGCACCCCATCGACTCGTACGGGCCATGGTCGCTGTCGAACTACGGGACCGGGTATTTCGGGTATCACGTGAACCACCCGGGTACCCGGCCTTATCCATTTCTGACGACTGCCCTGTGGGCTTTGCAGGGTCAGGTCTGAGCTAGGGGAGTGATGCTGTGGCGCGTCGGCTAGGTGAGGCGTTCGTCTCCATCGAAGCCGACGCGTCTCTTTTCCGTCCCACGGCTATAGCCGGGATGAAGAAGGCGCTCGCCGGCGTGACCGGGAACATCAAGATCACCGCTGACATGGACCCGAAGAGGGCCGAGCAGGGGATCGCGGCGCTGAAGCTGCGGATGGAGGCGCTGTCGCAGATCCTGGCGAAGCTGCGCGCCAGCGTGGACACGAAGTCGGCTGAGGCGTCGGTCGTGAAGCTGCAAGCGGACCTGCACGGCCTCGCTAAGAGCGTCAGCAAGATCACGTTCCAGCCGGACACGCGGAAGCTGGACGCCGCCATCGCCAAGGCGCAGACCGAGCTTCGCGGGCTCATGAAGGACCTGAGCAAGGTCACGCTCCAGGCGGACACCACGAAGCTGGACACGGCCATCGCCAAGAGCAAGGCCCTGCTCCGCTCGCTGGAACGGCAGGCGTCCGAGTTGCAGCTCGACGCGGATGTCACCAAGATCGACTCGAAGATAGCGAACCTGAATAAGGAAACCGCTGTCATCAACAAGGCCCTGGGGAAGATGAAGGCCGATGTTGACATCGACAAGGCACTGTACCGCCTGTACGCGATCGAAGCTGAGATCAAGCTGCTCAACTCCGACGCGAAGAAGATCGAGCTTATCGCGAAAACCAACGCGATCAACGTCCAGATCGCCGGAGTCCTGAAGCACATCGATGACCTGGGGAAGGAGAAGGCTGACCTCGCCGCGAACACCACGATCATCAAGGCGCAGATCGCTGATGTGCACGCGCGTATCGCGGCGCTCTCACAGGAGAAGATCGACCTCACCGCGAATATCGACACGAGCGTCCTGCTGAACGCCGAGCAGAGGATGCTCGGCCTGGAAGCTGCCACGTCGAAGATGGCGGGGACCACGAAGGACGCCACGAAGGCGTCCGCGGGGCTCCAGGGAATATGGACGGGCGGCTGGCTCCGCGGTGCCATCCTGGGTGTCGGCATCTGGCACATCGCGCTTGACGGCCTGCTGGAAATCATCATCATCGTGACCGCCTCGCTGATCGCCCTGGCTGCGGGCGCGGCTGGCCTGGCCGAGTCCGCCAGGAACATCGCCACGCAGATGAACAGCGTGCGGACGGCATCATCAGCTCTCGGGCAGAACATCCAGCCGCTGACCGGCAAGCTGGACAACCTGATGAAGTCGATGGCATCCCGGTCGATCGAGATTTTCGGTGGCGGCCTGAACCTGATCAAGAACCAGGCAGGAGGGGTCCTGTCCCGGATCGAGCCGGTTGTCAGCCTGTTCGACACGTGGGTCGCGAAGATCGACATATGGGCTGCGCACAACCGTGACTTCGGCGCGGCTATCAACTCGGGCCGCCAGTTCCTGGAGCAGCTCGGCAAGATCATCGGTATCCTGACGAACGCTATCTCGAACCTGCTCCAGAAAGACCCGGGGATCGCGCATTTCCTCCTCGACTTCGTCCAGGGGGCGGTGCTCCTGCTGGACGCGTTCAGTAAGCTGCCGAGGCCGATCGTGGAGGCCACCCTGGCGATCCACGGGGCATACCTGTGGCTGAGGCTGCTCGTCGCGCTGCCGATCCTGGCGTTCGCGAAGTCGCTGGGGATCCTGTCAGCTAAGCAGCTCGAATCAGCTGGTACCGCGCTGAAATTCAGTAATGTCGTGAAGTTCCTGGCCACCAACCCGTTCGGGTGGGCGACGGTAGCCGCGATCACGGTCGGGCTGCTGGCCTGGCAGCTCACCCAGGCGACCGGTGCGGCTAAGAGCTTCATCGGCTCGCTGGAAACAGGGCTGGCTAACGCCAGTGCCAGTCAGGCGATCAGCCAGATCAGCATTGACATCGGGCTGCTCAACGCGCAGATCGACCGGGTCCCGGCTCGTGTCGGCAACCTGGAACTATCGGTTGTCGGTTTCGCGTCGAAGGCTGGTACTTCTTTCAACAATGTCAGCCACGACCTGAACAAGGGAGACATCAACGGCGCGCTGACCGACATTGCCCGCACCGCTTACAACGCGGTGCGGGCTTTCTTCGGGTTCCAGTCCGTGGGCCCGCAGATCAAGCAGACCCAGAACGACGTGGGGAAATTCCGCGAGGAGATCGTCCACCTGTCTGCTGAGCAGACACGCCTGTTCCACACGACCGGGACGCTGGTCACGGGGCAGAACGACCTGCACCTCGGCACCTTGTCTGTCTCGCAGGCGTTCGCCCTGATGGACCTGGCGGGGGTGAAAGCATCCGACAGTATAGATGTGCAGTACCAGAAGGTCAAGAACCTCGTCACCGGGTACAACGCCCTGTCCATCCGCGGCGGTATCCTGAAGAACTCCGTCAACGCGATCACGTTCGCCGCGCTCCAGCAGCAGGAGAAAGTCGGGCAGCTCAACTCGGCGTGGGACACGTTCTTCCAGACGGTCACCGGTGGCGCATCCGGGTTCCTCTCATTCGCGACGCAGACCATCGGCCTGTACTCCACGCTGACCACCAACGGTGTCAAGCTGGCGTCCAGCAACGGGAAGGTCCACGCCAGCCTGTCGGGTCTCGCAGCCGGGGCTCAGGACACAACCATCTCCATGACGGGGCTGAACCTCGCGTCGATCAACGCCAGGCAGACGTTCCTCCAGTCCGCTGGCGCGGCCAACACGCAGATCGACAACCTGACCCTGCTGGCGAACGCAGCCGGGCTTGGCCAGAAGGGCACCGACCTGCTCACCCGGGCGACGCAGGACATGGTGGCGTCGCTGCTGCCCGCGACCGGTAAGTCCCAGGAACTGACCGACGCGCTGTTCGTCCTGGCGCAGCGTGGCGGCTACCAGGGTGCGAACAGTTTCAAGGCCCTGTCGCAGTGGGTGAGTAAAACCAAGAACCCCATGCAGGATCTGGATAAGATCACTTCCACGCTGACGACCGACGCGTCGAACCTGACCGACGACGTGAAAAACCTGTCGGTCGCGCTGGGGCAGAACCTGAACGACGCGATGTCGCAGGCTATCCTCCAGGCCACCGGCGGTCAGCAGGCGTTCGATGATTTCGCCAACGCGATGCTGAACACCAGGACTAACAGCGCGGCGCAGCAGAAGGCCGCCCTGGAGCTAGGTAATCAGCTCCTCGCGCTGACGGGGAACACGAAGGATGCGCACAAGGAATTCGACGCGTTCGCCATCCAGATGGGAATCAGCCGCGAGGATGCCGACAAGCTGTGGAGTGAGATAGCGGGCAAGCTCACCCCGACGCTGGCCGAGCAGGCGACCAAGACCCTGCCGAACCTGAAGAACGCGTTCACCGACTGGGCGAAGAACGGCCTGAACTTCGGCAAGACGAAAGCCCATGACCTGTGGAACGAGATCACCACCAAGCTGGGCCCGAAGCTGGACGGCCTGGGTAACCTGGCTGCCGGTCCCGTCAAGCAGAAGTTCATCGACTGGGCGATCCACGGCCTGGGCCTGACACGGCAGCAGGCGATCAACCTGTGGAAAGAAGTGGACACCCTCCAGCAGCACATCGACGCGCTGCACGGCAAGGCTGTTGTCGTGGCCATGCGGGGTGACGGCTCGTACGTGATCCGCGGTACCAACCTCCAGTCCGCACCGGGGACAGGCGGGCCGAACGCGATCTCCCGTGGCGCAGCCGAAGGCTGGTACGTCTCCGGTGGCACCCCGGGCAAGGACAGCGTTGCGGCGATGCTGATGCCAGGCGAGCTGGTCGTCCCCACGAACATGGTCAACGCCGGGGTAGTCGACCACCTCCGCGGCAAGCTACCCGGGTTCGCTGGTGGCGGTGTCGCAGGCACCACGCCTAACCTGCATAAGAACCCGCAGTTCGTTGACGGCATGTACTCGACGTTCAACAAGACGATGACCGCTGCGATGGTCTCGGCGATGCACGCATCACTGCGGGCGTCGGAGATAGCAGCGCTCGCAGCGGCGAAGGCTGCGGCTGCGGCTGCGGCCAAAGCATCCGCGGGTGTCCCTGGCGCGCTAGGAGGCCCGACCTCAGCGTCCGCGTCGCAGGCGCAGTCTTATGCGAGCGGCCGGCTCGGTGCGTACGGGTGGAGTGCCGGGCAGATGAGGCCGCTGATCCTGCTGTGGAACCAGGAGTCAGGCTGGAACCGGTTCGCCCGCAACCCTGGCAGCGGCGCGTACGGAATCCCGCAGGCACTCCCGCCCGGGAAGATGGGCTCGGCAGCTAACCCGCCCACCTCATCAGCAGCAGCGCAGATCAACTGGGGCCTGGGTTACATCAGGTCCGTCTACGGTTCACCGGCCGGTGCGTGGGCACACGAAATTGCCCACAACTGGTACGCGAAGGGTGGTCTCGTTCCCGGTTATGCTACTGGCGGGCTGGCCTCGAACCAGGCTGGTGAGCGCGCTAAGTACTTCGGTCTGACACATTCGGTCGCGATGGACCTGGCGCACGCCAAGACCGGCTCTTACACGTCCGGTCACCGTAAGACAATCATCAACGAGCTGGGCACGCTGGCGAAACGGCAGAAAACCGAGCTGTCAGCCTACGGTGCTGCTGCCCGTCTGTCTAACGCCGCTAACCTGGGGCACCTTGCAGCCGCAGCGCATGCCGAGCAGCGCACAGCCTCAGACCAGGCGCTCACCCACGTGCACCCCGGGTGGGCGAAGGACCTGCGCATGTACCTGGGGCGGCTGGCAGCTACTAAGCCCTCGGCCAGCGGTGGAGGCGGAGGCAGCGGCGGAGGTGGAGGCGGGGGTAGCAGCGGCGGGAGCGGACCGGGTTACCCGGCGTGGAACCCGCCGAAGGTAACAGGAAGCGGTGGTGTCGCCGGGCTGCAAGCCAAGCTGAAGGACGTGGAACACCACGAGGGCCTGGACTACCTGGGTCTGCGTCACGCGTTTTTCGCCGGGCCGAAGAAATACCTGGACAAGACCACGCTGAGCGAACTGGAGACGCTCCGGCAGCGGCAGGCCGCGTCGCAGACCGTGTTCTCGCTGCTGAACCGCAGCGCTGCTAACGTGTCCGACGTTAACCTCGCCAAGCTGGCCACGGTAGTCAAGGCGGAGGCAACGACGGTGACAGACAAGGCGCTGAACAGGCTCCCCGGAGGGCACCCCGGGTGGGCTCACGGATTGTGGCACTGGCTGGAGCAGCTCGGCGGGTTCGGCAAGGCCGGGGTGGCACCCTTCCTGCCCGGCGTCACCCACACGTTCGGCGGGGATGTCGGTAACACGATCGCCGAGTTCCTATCCTCGGTGATCAGCCCGCTGGGCCTGGCAGACGGCGGCATGGTCAGGTCGTATGACAAGGGCGGGTGGATGCCACCGGGACTGTCCATGTCGTACAACGGCACGGGCAGGCCCGAACCTGTCGGCTCCCCGTCTAACGTGGTTGTCACGTTGCAGATCGACGCGGGCAGCAGTAACGCCGACCAGTTCCTCGCGGCGATGATCAAGAAGTACGTGAAGGTAAGCGGTGGAGGTAACGTGCAGAAGGCTTTCGGGGCGCACTGATGGTTAACGCCCCCGCTCAGCTCGCAACAGCGACCGGCCTGGGTGTTCAGCCTGGTATCGGGACCGGGCTGAACGCCAACGCGCAGCTTGCCTCTGCGCTGGGTGCGGCCGGGCTGCCCGCCACTAATGCCACGTCGCTGACGTTCCCCGCGAAGAACCTTCAGGCCCGGGTGGACCTGCTGCTGAACGGGGTGTGGACTGACATCACCCCGTTCGTGTACCAGCGGACCGGTATCAACATCACGAACATGGGCCGGACCGACTGGAATTCCACCATCCAGGCCGCCCAGCTGACCATCACGGTGAACAACCGTGACGGCAGGTTCACGCCGAAACTAGCCGCGGGCGCATATTTCCCGAATATAGTGAGGAACACGCAGATACGCGTGTTCCTCACCGTCACCTCGGTCACGGGTGTTTCTTATGCTGGGTTCCGGTTCTACGGTGAAGTCACCGAGTGGCCGGTCAACTGGGACGCCTCGCAGCGTGACATCGCCGTTGACATCGTGGCGTCGGGTATCTGGCGCAGGCTGTCGCAGCTCCAGACCTCTCTCGGGTCTGCGTACCGCAGGTTCAAGGTTAACACGACCGCTGCGACCGGGATGCGGTCCTACTGGCCCATGGAAGACGGCACCGGGTCAGGCCAGATCGTCCCCTACGGGTCCGTCGCGGGCACGCAGAACGCCACCCAGCAGTTCGTGTCAGGCCAGGCGGGTCTCTCGTTCGCTTCGGTCGGCGCGTTCCACGGCAGCGATGACCTCGTGGGCCTGAACGGCGCGCTGATCACCGCTACCGTCCCCGCTGGCGGCACCCCGACGAACAACGTGACCCGGTTCGCGTTCTCCATCCCGCAGGCGGGTGACTCTGCCGCTGCCGGGGGGAACTGGAACCTGGTCGAGATCGACTCGGCCGGTACGGTCGCCAGGTTCGAGGTGTACGTGACCGGGACGACGAAGCTGATCATGCAGCTCCGTAACTCCGGTGGTGCCCTGCTCGCCCAGGGGACCACGAGTACGCTGGTGAACGGCACCCCGTACCTGGCTTCGTGTGAGCTGACCCCCTCCGGGGGTACGATCAACTTCGCGTTCCGCATCATCCAGCAGGGCGCTTCGGGTATCACCGAATCCATGACCGGTTCGCTGACCGGGACCATCGGGCAGATCAGCAAAGTGGTCGTGTCCCGCGCGTTCCAGCTGTCCGACACCGGGTTCGGGCACCTGTCCGTCGCATACGGTGCGCCCACGTCCCTGGTGCAGGAAGCGTACGTGCTGAACGGGTACCTGGGTGAGTTTGCTCTCGACCGGTTCAAAAGGCTGTGCGGTGAGCTGGGCATCACTGCCAGCACGATCGGTTCGTCCGCGTCGTCAGCACCCATGGGCCCCCAGGTTGACGACACGTTCGCGAACGTGATGCAGTCGATCGAAGACACCGACTGCGGGCTGCTGTACGAGCTGCGTGACCAGTTCGGCCTCGGGTACCGGACCAACGCGTCGATGGCGAACCAGCAGATCCAGTTCACCCTGGACTACTCAGCGAAAACCATCGACCCGAGCCTGGCACCGTCGTACGACGACCAGCTCACCAAGAACAACGTCACGATCAGCAACTGGTCGGGATACACGCAGCAGGCGATCCTGACGGCGGGTCCCATGAGCGTGCTGAACCCGCCCAGCGGCATCGGCAACGGGTACAACTACACCCGGTCCGTGAACGCGGCGAACGACAATCAGGTACCGGGGATAGCGAATTTCATCCTGAACGTGGGATCGGTCGATGAGATCCGGTTCCCGGTCGTGACCGTGAAGATGATCCGGTCGCAGCTCGCGAATAACTACTCGGCTATCCCCAACGCTGACATCGGGGACTACTTCCAGATCACGAACCCCCCGTCGTTCCTGACCACCACGGTGATCCGGCAGCTGATGTGGGGGTACGCGGAGACGCTGAACGCCCGGGAGTGGACGTTCCAGTTCAACACGGTCCCCGAGACACCATGGGAAGTCGGGTTCTCCCCGGGTACGATCCAGACCGCTCAGATCCCGGGTGGCAGCCCCGTCTCCTCGCAGGCGCAGGGTTCGCTGGGCCTGGCTAGCCTGATCGCGAACGGGTCCCTCACACCGGCGATGCTGTCCAACGGGATCACCGTCCACACCCTGGGCGGGAACGCGATCACGATCTCCGCATCAGCCCCGGTAGCACCCAACGTTAACGACATCTGGATCGCGTCTGCGACGGGCCTGATCAGCCAGTGGAACGGGTCCGCGTGGATACCGTTCAAGTTCGACGCGTCCCAGACGATCATCGCGGGAACGATCGTCACCGCGAACATCGCCGCCTCGGCTATCACGTCGTCCCTGATCGCCGCTGGTACGGTTGTCGCCGGGATCGTGGACGCGACACAGGTGAAAGCAGCCGAGTATGACGCGTTCAACACTACCGGCCAGTTCTTCGCCTACGACACGTCCACCCCCACCACGGGGCACCTGACCACCTCTATCGCCGGGGGTTCCGGCACTGACACGGCCAGCAACGCCTTCCCCAAGGGGCTGATGTCGCAGCAGCTCACCCTGGTTAACCAGGGCAGCGTCCCGTCTGCCTTCTCGGGTGCCTCGGTGCTGTACACGTCGTCATCCGACCGGCTGCGTTATCTCAGCTCCTCCGGTAACGACCTGGTTCTCGACAGGTCCGTGCTGGAAAACACCACCCATTCGATGAACACCCAGACCCTCGCGACGATCATGTCCGGCACCCTGAGCTACCTGGCGAACGAAGGACAGGTCGGGTCCGAGTATGAAGTCGAGATCGACGGGACGTTCACGTCGCCCAGCGGTCACACGGCTGTATACAACCACAGTTTCTTCATCGACGGGGCGGGCACCGGGATCAACAACGTCACGTACGGCGCTGTGTTCACATCGGCCCTGCTGACGATCGCCTACCACCTCCGGTGGACCCTGACTGTCAACACGACCGGGGCGGGCGGCTCATGCAACATCGAGGCTTCCGGTGGTGCGTCCATCCAGTTCGACAACGGCGTCCAGTTCAACCTGGGAAACTCCTCCCCTGTCCGCAGCGGTGGCGGTGGCGGGCAGGGTGCGGTCGCGATCAACCAGATCAGCACCGGTGTCGCTTTCGACACGACCGCGAACCACAGCTTGGCGATCTACGGTAACTGGGGTGCGACCACCGGCACCGGGCAC